ATGACCATGATGCACGCGCAGTTGATGCGCAAGGACGGCGAGCCTCTGCCGCGCGATCAAGTGCAGAAGCAAAAGACCTACTCAGGCGACTTCACGATCGATCTCATCCGGGGCATCCGGCGTCTCCGTCTCTACCATGTATGGGCCAGTCGGTTTGAGCCCATTGAGCTGTACCAGCCCGTATTGATCAACGCCAAGCAGGGCTGGCAGATCTGGCAGGGGTACGAGAACGCAGACGGCAGGGGCGTGGTTCAAGAGTGGTTCGTGCGGACGAGTGAGCACTAGAGATCTAGTCCCTGTTTGCCGGTCCAAGGCCCATAAAGGGCGTATCTCCCACATGCCCCTGGCCCCTCGGCCGAGCTACCATCTCGAACAGCGTATGACGGAGATATAGAATGCCAAGGAAGCGCCCTCTGCTCACCGGCCAACAGGCCAAGGAGATCAGGCTGCAGCTCCAGATGAACCAGCTTGAGTTCTGGGGTCGCCTCAACGTCAAGCAATCCACAGGCAGCCGATATGAAGGCGGAAGCCGACCCCTGCCCCCTGCGGTCGAACAATTGTTGCGCATGGCAACCGGTTCGGAAAAGGAAGCTCTCGAAGCACTGATGGCCATGCGAGCAGGCTTCGGAAAGCAGAGTGCCCCGACGGCGCCTGCGCCTCGCAGCAAGAGGAAGCCGCGCGAGTCGGAGTACGAGGCCGACCCGTTCGCACACTTGCCGTTCGGGATGCTGCCTTAACCCGCCGCCCTCGCATCCTCCACGCGCAGCCCGTGCCGCTCAGCCTGCAGCCGCCTCCCTAAACCGCCGCGCGACTTCGGAGGCAAACTCGGGCCCCTGCATGCCCCTCGCCTGCTGAACGGCATTCCTCGTAGCAGCAGCCCCCACAACAAGCGGCGGCGGCACGCCTCGCATCAAAGCAGAAACATTGCCTTGGGAGATGTTGGAAAGCCGCAGTGTCTGGATGATTTCGGCGTGCGTCATTCCGGCCTGGCGGGCCGCCTGCACTAGCCTGTGCATCTCGGTGAAGGCCTCCACCTGCTTGCGGCGGGCCCGCTCCCGCGACTCGGCGATATCCTCAGATGACACCTCATTCACGCTGCGCAGCGTCCGGGTCAGCGCCTGCCTGGCCTCGCTCATCGCATCGGTGAATTCGAAGGACCGGTAGTACAGCGCCGTCTTCGGATCCATCGTTGAAGCGCGCCAGCCCAGCAGCGCAACCATCTCGTCCTGCAAGCTGTAAGGCTGGCCACTCCCCTCCCGCTTGACGTCCTGGGCCGCCAAGGCGAACCGCTCGATGTTGCCCATGAAGCCCGGCTGCAGGCTCTTGCGCAGGTGGTTGGCGATATCAACCGCCTGATCCACTGGCGTGTCGTTCTCCTGATAAACCCGGCCGCCGGTAGGCTTCTGGTTGGCAAGCGCCTGGAAGATCGCGTCCGCGGTGATATCGGCCCCCAGGAATGGCGTGACCATGTCCGAGAGGGCGCTGGCTGCAGACTTCTCCCACGGCTGATTCCGAAGCATCGCCGTGACCGGCCGCTTCCAGTAGCCATAGGGGTCGAGGAACGACATGTCGAAGTACCGCAGATTGCCTTTGTCGTCCCGGCCGGCGTAGAGGAAGGTGGAGTTCTTCTGCCACTCCGGCGCCAGATCGCGCAGCGCCTCTTCCTCATCATCATCCACGTCGAACATTGCCTTCGTCGCCGCGGAGAGCGCCCAGAACATCCCGGACACCAGCGCCATGCCTACTGCGCGCTTGATCCCGATCTGCCGCATGCCTGGGTTGTCGCTCTTCAGGTCGGCCGCTGTCGTGCGCAGCATGTTGCCAGTCGTACGTACGATCTCGGCGGGGAAGCTGACGAAGGTGCCGGCAAGCGGGAAGCGAGAAAGCCACTGCACGCCGCGCCCCACCATGCTGTAGGTCGGGTACATGTCGCGGATTCGCTTCGCCGCCTCCCGCTCGGCCTCTGCCAGCGGCATGCCTGCCTTCTGCAGGTTCGCCTTCTCATTCTCGAAGCCGATGATCTTCCAGAAGTCATCCCCGAAGCTGTAGAACCCCTGTGCCATCTGGTTCGCCTTTCGAACGAAATCCACGGCCTTGCCACTACGGCCACTCAGCAGGTCTTCCACCTTCGCGTCGTCCAGCAACCGCATCATCTCGCCAGCCGCCGGCGTGTCATACACCACGCCCAGCTGTTTCAGGTGACGCAGGTAGGCGAGGTCATCGCCCGTAGCGTTCTGGCGCACCTGTTCCCGGAATGCCGCCACGCTCTTCTTCATCTGGGTCAGGTCGAAGTGGCCGTTCGCCAACGCGAAGAACATGGCCGACTGCCAGTTCCGCATCGCGGTTGTTGGAGAAAGAACCGTCTTGCCGTACTTCACGAAGCCATTGGCACGAACAACCGCCCGGTATAGGCCGCTCATCTGCTCCTTTCCCAGCGCATCCTTGAACGCCTGCGCCACCTCCGGGTAAGTCCATAGGCCATTCAGCGGCGCCATCACCTCCGAACCGTCGGCTGCAAGATGGGCTGTTGCCTCCGGCGGTCGATCCTTGCCATCGAACAGGAAGGCGCCCGCGCCCACCTCGCGCACCCGCTCGAGGAAACGCTGATTCCAGATCAAGCGCCCCATCTTCGTCGCTGACTTGGCAAAGTTGAGCCGGGGGTCGGTATATTCGCCCAGCAGTGCCCGGATCTGGATGGGCACCTCCTTTCGCCGCATCAGCACGCTGAGATCCTTCGCACCGAGCTTGCTCTCGGCAATGAAAGACTCCATTGAGTCGTACGCGGTCCCGTTCTTCAGTATCTCGTGCAGCGTCACTTCGGCCAGCCGCAACGCCTCCGCCTCGCTCGTCTTCCCGTCTTCCATGTAGCCCAGCTTCAGGTATTGGCGGGCGGCATTCACCGCTCCCGTCGGCACCTTCTGGAACCACTTCGGATCGTCAAACGCCTGGTACGAGCGATGCACGTACTGTCCGATGTTGCCCTTGATCTTCTCGTACAGCTCGATCTCGTTGATCGCCTGCGCCTTGTCGCCATCCCGACCGCTCGCCTGAGCTTTCTCCATCAGTGCATCGATCTTGCCCTGAACGATGTGCAGGTAATCGGTGGAGAGCTTGTCGATGTACTGGCGCATCGCCAGGATCGCAGTCTTGGTCGCCTCGGGCAGGCCGGTGGGCATCTTGCCGGCGAGCGCCGTGGAAAGCTCCCGCTGTTGCTCATCCGTCAGTTTGTCGAAGGTGACGCCGTAGTCCGCCCGCACCGCGCGCTCCAGGCCGCCAACGATGTGGCGCACGTCGAACTCCACCGCCTGGAACTCGCTATCTCGGGCGATCTTCTCAGCGAAGACTGATTCAGGGAGCAGGCCGCCAGGCGCCAACTGTCGGCGCAGGAGCTTCTTGGCCTTGTCCCATAGCGTCTTGTCCTGCTCGCGTAGGCGGGCGTTCTCAGTGGCGAATGGGTCGCTCGGGTCAGTCGGCCGCCGGCCGGTGATCCTGTTCGCAGCTGCGCGGACCTGATCGCCCAGAGGTGGGGCGGCAGTTGCGGCGCGGGAGAACTGGGGCCGTCCATCCCTCCGGGCGTTGCGCTGCTGCACCGCCTCCACTAGACTTTGAATCAGCCCTGCGTAGGGGGTTGAAGTCGGGTCAAGCCCATCGGCTTGAACAGTCGAGTCAACCCAGATCGACGCGGGGCTTTCTATTTCCAGCGACTCCACCGTGTAGATCTTGCTGCCCTGATCCTGGCGGGCAGACTCCTTCACCGTCAGCTTCACCACCCGCGTGCCGTTCGCCGTATCCATCGGTGCGAAGAAGCGATGCACACCCACGATGTTCGGGTCGCTATCCCGATCAGGCTTCGTCCAGCCGAAGACCGCGTTGTTGAATAGGTGGTCCAGATTGGCCACCGCCAACGACTGATCGAACGCCGACGTGGATTTGCCTACCGCGCTTTGGCTCAGCATCTTGTCCAGGTTGTTCCGGGAGACGGTCACAGCCATTCCGCTCGCCCGGTTCGTCAGCGGCTGCCCCTGAAACGCCTTGGCCGCGGCGCGGGCCTCCTCGAACGTCGAGGCTTGGCGCGGCATCTCGGCATGCGCCAAGGGGTCGCCCGAGACGCTTTGGTTGAAGCTCTCCCCAGCGCCAGAAGCATCGGCCCGGCGCCGCTCTGAGTTGCCGCGCTCAGACTGCGCTCCTACAATCGGTCCGCTCCCGCCATCGCTTCGGGCGTTGGAAGGCAGAGTGGCGCTATCGCCACTGAAATCCTTCGTGGCGGGGCTCTGCTCCTGACGCCCTCTACTCGTCCGCACATCCCCGCGCGCAGCCCGCTCCATCCCGGCCATCGCGTAGCTCACCAGGTCATCCACCGTCACCGGCGTGTTCGCGGGCAGGCCACTGCGCACGATCCAGCCGCGAACCATCATCATGAAGCCGCGCACCAGGTTGGCGACCGGCTTACCGATGTTCGCCTCGATCCAGTCCGCGAGCTTGCCGTCGGCGGCCGTGTAGCCGGCGTCGCGCCCTTCCAGCACGGCCTGCTCCACGATGTAGGACGTCGCTTCGCGCGGGTTGCCCGTCTCGCCGGCGTCCGCCATCCGGCGCGCCACGCGATCCAGGAAAGCCCGCTCCTTCGGCGCAGCGCTGGCGCGGCCGTTGAGCATCGCCATCGCACGAACGTCCAACTTCTCGCGCTGCTGGCTGTGGATCATCTCGTGCAGCAGCACCGCAGGCGCGGTCTGGTCGTTGAGGTTCGGCGCGACAAGGAAGGTCAGGCCCGAACGCGGGTCGTAGAAGCCTTGGATGTCGCCAGTCTCCTCGGAGCGGAAGTACTGCACCACCTCATCCACCCGTCGGCCGGTCGAGCGCGCGAAGGTCTGGGCCATGCCCTGCGGCGTCGCGTCATTGACCATCACCACCCCGCCCTTCTCCCGGCGCATGCCGCGCTCGACCATCATGCGGAAGGCTGGGGCCAGCTTGGGGAAGCGCTCAGCGAAAACCTGGGAAAGACGGGAGGCGGTGATGCCGCCTCTTTGCGCGCTGGCAGTCGCCGAGCGCGGAGCATCCGGCATTCCGCTGGATTCGGGATTTGCTAGACTGGCCTCGGAATCCGCTCCCACCTGAGCCCGAATACCAGAGGGCTCAAGTGCGTAGGTGCTGGCGGCGTTACCCGCCCTGGCGCCACCGGATGCCACGCCGATGTTGGCCCCTACTGCCGCCCGCCCACCGCTGGCGTTTCCAGCAGAGACAACCGGCTGCTGGCCGGCCACAGCGCCTGCGGCAACGGGTTCCACTCCGCCCAGGGCGGACACATCAGGCTGTGACACTGCAGCGCCTGCGCCTCGGGCCAGGTCAGCGCCCCCTTGCGCACCGCTCGGCGCAGCCATGGCGGCATTGGTTGGGTCAGCAGGGATTGCGCCATTGGTGGCTCCAGGAAGTTGGGGGGATTCAGCCGCAGGCCGCTCGACAACCGCCCAGCCGTCGCCCTGCTTCACCATGTCGACGTTTGCGGAAGGGTTTTGTCTGCGGGCCTGGGCCACGCGGGCCATGGCGATGCCGCGGTGCGGGGTGGTGCTGAGGATGCGGGGCTGTGCGGCGGCGGGTTGATCCTGCTGCAGTCCACCACCAGCACTTCCAGTAATGGCGGGCGATTCGACCGGCTCGGCAGCAGAAACCGGCGGATTCTCCACCGGCGCATCCTGCTGGCCGGCGGCCGCATTCGCTGCGGCGGTGAGCGGCTGCGCCGCCGGAGCTTCGGCCTGCGTCGGTGCGGTCGTCCCCTGGCGCGTCGTCTGCTGGCCGAGCGCCTCCGTTGCCGCCTTGCTCAGCGGGCCGGCCGCGGGGTCGATGCCAAGATCCAGCGCCGCAGCCATCCTGCGCTCATCGATCACCGGCGCTGGTGCGGGTGGGGAAACACCTGCCGCAGCAAGTTCGCGCTCAAGAACCTCAGGGTCAGGCGCTTCTCGTGACGCAACGAAATCGCTTATCTCGTCATCGAGCGTTCCGTAGATGTTTTGCATCGCCTCCAGGCGCTGCTCAGGCGAAGTCTGCGGGCTCTGGAATACATCGACCTCGCGCTGTATCTGCTCGTCGCGATCAGATCGCTCGCCTTCATCGCTTAGCCAGGGCTCTGAATACTGAAGGAAGTCCCTTAGGTCTTTGTCCTGCTCACGCAGCCGGTTGTATCTTGCTGCGCTGTCCGGCTCTCCCCCGTGCGCTCTTTCGAGTGCTCCGACCCAGTCATCGGCGGGGCTTGGCCTCTCGCGCTCGGGCCGCGCCCGGCCAGGGATGGTAGCAACGCCACCCCCCATCGCGGCGCCAGTAAGCAGCCCGGTTGCAGCGGCTTCCGGCACCCCTTCACCCAGCGGCCGCCCAAGGGCCGCGTTCTGCATGGACTGCTCCAACATGGACTGCGGCAGTTCTTCCAAGACGCCTTCAGACACCGCCCCTTCCGCAAATCGACGGGCGCGCCCCTTGGCTGAGGTCTGCAAGGCACCACCGGCCAGCGCAGTATCGACGTCGCCAATGCCGAGCCGCTGCGCCACCCGACCGCCAGCAGCGCCAAGGAGACCCGTTCCGATGCCGGATGCCAATGAGGCTGCAGTCTGCTCGGCAGTCAGTAGCCCATCGTCTGTTTGCTGCCGCACCTGCTCGGCCGCCGAGCCAGCCCCGACGGCGCCCTCCCCAATAGCGCCCCGCGCCACTGCCCCCAGCTTGGTAGCGCCCCCCAGCCCGCGGGCAATCGCGCCGCCGCCCAGCATGTTCGGCACCGACTCAACCGCGGTATGGGCGATGGTGCTCGGGTTCTCCAGCATTGCGCCGGCCGTGCCGAAGAAGCCCTCGGCCTCCTGCACACGCTGGTTCGCTGCCTTCTGCTCGGGGGAGTAGAACTCGTCGAGAAACTCCTTGGTTTGCTTCGGCCGGTAGCCGACGCCCTCCAGCGCCTTGCCCGCCGCACCGCCGGTGGCCAGGTCAGCAAGACCGACAGCCGCTTCCCCGGCGCCAATGATGCCCTTGCCCAGGGAGACGGCGGTGTCACCGATGGCCCGGCGGGCGAGGGATGAACGCTTTGGCTTCCAGTCAGCGTTTGAAAAGACAGCGTCGAAATCCTGGCCTGCTGCGTCACTCCCAAAGCTTGGGTCTGCAAACACATCGTCGAAGTTGTCAGCCATTCAGGCCTCCAAATGAAAAAGCCCGCCGAAGCGGGCCAGAAAAAAGAAAACCCGCCGAAGCGGGTTGTTGTGGGTGAGTCAGTCGTAACGGAGTCAGGCGGCCTGCCGGCACTCCTGCAGCACGTTCGCGGCAATCGTCGCTGCGCGCTGGGTGGCGTTTCGCATCACGGCGCTCGCATCCTCGCAGTCGAAGCCGAAGACCTTGCGCTCATAAGCCCAGCGCACCACCTTGCCGTACTCCAAGCAGATTCCGCAGAACAGCGCCCTGCGTGCGTTCTCTTCCTCGCTGCCAATGCCGGGATGAAGCCCAAGGATGTCGCACAACACGTCGCTCAACATGAAGCCGATGTCCTCGCCGTCGATCAAGTTTCGCGCCAACGTCGCCACACCCAGCGCCTGCCCAATCTCCACGCCGGCATGCCAACCGGCGAACATGTTGCTCTCCCCCAGGCGCGTCGTCTGGCGGAGGGCATTCGAGACAAGCTGCCGTCGCGTGCGGGGTTTGGGGTGGATCGGTTGCGGAATAGCTCGATTCGCGCTATACGTGCTCATGTGAATCTCTCCTGACAAGGCGGGTTTCCAATCAGCGCCTCGACGGTGGTCCAGACCGTCGAGGCGCTTTCCTTTTTGCAGCAAGAACATCTTGCCTGGCGCGACCAAGTGTTTTTGGAAAATCTTGGGAGCAGCCATTCCCTCATGCGTGCGGCCTCGGGCCGGCGTCTCGTGCCGGCGGGACAAAGCCAGTCGGCGGAACCAGCAGCGCAAGTTTTGCCATCCCCTTGGCCGTGACGCGAACCTGTGTGTCCGTCCAGGCGCTCCCATCCGCCTTCGTGCCGGTCGTGATCTTGTGTTCGAGCAGCCCGGCCTTGAGCTTCTCCGAGTAGGCCAGCCAGCCAGAGCCCATCGGCCGGCGATAAATCCAGTCGTGCTCGCTCAACCACTGGCGAAGTACCTTCTCCTGTATCTGCAGGTTCTTGGCGGCATCGCGGATGCAGAAAGAGCCGTCGCTGTAGGTAGCGATGCGGTCCAGCGCCTCGACCTTTGGAGCTTGTTCAGCCAGCGTCTCTTTCAGAGCAATGACCTTCTCGGTGTAGGTCAGTAACAGACCACGCATCGCCGCGGGATCGGAGAGGATGGTCATCGGGTCGGCGGTGGGCTGCGTCACCATGGCATCGTAGGCGCGGATCACCTTGAGGTGGAACGCGGCACTGATCCACATCGCGTAGGCATAGACAAGTTCCTTGGCGACGTAAGTGCCAAGCCCTTGTTTGGATTCAATTCCGGGAATTCCCGGAATTCCGGCGATTGCCAGTTCGGCAATCAGATCCTGCGTTTGTTGGATGCGCAGCCAGTCGGAAGGCTGGTGGCGCTTCTCCCCTCCCGCAGCGCGATGCAGATCGTTCAGGCAGTACCGGCCTTCGGCGTCGGCACGGATAGGTACGCCTGCTATGACGAGGTTCATTGCTGACCCTCCTTCTTGTCTGAAACCCCGCTGTAAGCCCCAGCCAAGCGGAAGATGATCTCCGCGTTGAAAGTCCTTTCTCCCTTCTTCGCCTCTTCATGAATGCGCTGATGGAGCGCCACGGGAACGCGTAGCGCCGTTTTCACTACTTCTCTCGGGATGGTCATGCCTACCTCCTATCTGAAGTGCCTTCAAATTAGCGGCACAACAAAACACTAACACGCCTCTAAAATAGAGGCAACTTCATTTTGGCGGCAGTAGTCCCATACAATCCGACCTATGGCACGCCAAGACGACTACATCAAGACGGCTCTTCGACTACCGCGCGAACTGCATAAGCTGGTGCAGGACTCCGCAGACGATCGAGGGCGCTCGATGAACGCCGAGATCATTGAGCGCCTCCAGCGTTCATTTGAGAGCATGCATGCGAGCACCGCTGCCGCCGAAGAGATAATCGGAAGCAGCGTGGGCGCGGCCTTGGAGATCTTCCGAGGAAAAACCCACATTCACGACGAACCAGCCCGCCGCGCGCTTCAGTTGGTAATGAGCCTGCTGGCAAATGAAGAGTCCGCCCCCTCGGCGCAATCTCCGACTGGACAAGCCTTTCAGGTCATCGACGAAGAAGCCCAAAAGCGAGAGCAAGAGCTTGAGAGGCGGAACGCTGCACTTCGCTCCCTTGCCCTGCGCGCTGGACGCCCTTCTCGCCCGACGCGAACCAGTCTGCGGAAAGGCCGCAAGAAAAAACCCTAGTCACGTTTGCATCATCCCCACGCCGCAAACCTCATTGCCCAGTGCGGGCTAGGGACTCCACATCGTTGTCGGCCATCACCGGCTCCAGAAACGAAAAACCCGGCTCAAGGCCGGGTCTGGTGTGGGGCGCCCGCGCTGGGGCTGGAAGCGACGAAGCCCGCTCGAGGCGGGCTTCTGAGGCCTGGGCGCACTGACCCAGGGTGTCGAAACATGGTGCTACGGGGACACAGGAATTTCAAGAGCGGGCTTGGCTTGGTATTGCGTGAAATAGATCACGGTCAACCAGTTGCTCATGGCCTGATATTACTTTTGGGTTATTCGCAAGGCCGCTCTAATACTGCATTATTCCGAACGCATCAAAAATCGCGCATCAGCTATAGCTAGCAAGCCGTCTGACTCGGCAGGCGCTTCCAAGTTGATGATCCACCAGGCCGCACAATGCTCACATTGCACACCCCTGCCGAGTATATTCGGCCCCTCAAGGTTCTCAGCGCAGACCACAGGGCGCTCACTCATTTGGCGCTCTTCTCAGGAGGGCGTCACGGCTTCGTCAAATTCTACCCCTCGTATGCGCCTCGCAGCTTGGAAAACGAAATCGTCGGCTACGTCATGGCTTGCCATGCTCGTATTGAGCAGCCTCCAGGAGGCATAATCCAGCTTCCAGGAGCCCTGCTTCAGGGGATTGGGATCCCTTGCGAAGCACCCTCGGCATACTGCTTTGTGTCGATGTCATGTATCGATCTAAACTCGCGCCGCCAAGGATCCCTCTTTGCGCTGCTCGGGGATAATCTTGAGGCTCTACAGGGCATTCTGCAGGAATGGCCAGGTTTTCCGCAGCTCGTTGCATTTGATTCCTGGCTAGCCAATGTTGACCGCAACACGGGGAACCTGATCTTGACTGGGAATGCTCATCTCATTCCTATTGATCACAGCGATATCCTCACGGGTCCTGAGTGGACCCATAACGACCTTGTAACCATGGAAGAAAAATGGTCATTCAATAAGCTACTTGAGCTCATCTTTCCGGCAGAGAGCTTGCCTCTGCCAATCCGCAGCGCCATATTAAAGAGTGCGGAACGCTTCAATGCGGCATATTCTCTTGCGAGGCGAGACTTATACCGCTGGCTTGGCAGCGGCGATCCTGACTATTTGCGCGCCCACCATTTTATATGGGGTCGCGCAGAAACCACGAAAAGCAACCTCGCAGCCTACTTCAATATGATCCTATGATCACCGCCCTGCAAAATCTCTTTGCCGCCTCATCTTCAGGCATTGTTCAGACGGGGACTGCCTTCAATATTCGATGCACTCCCGATCTATTTACAGGCGAGTCATTCAACGTCGGCGTATGTGTCATTGGAACAAGAGGTGAGCGCTATGCTAGAGTCATCAGCGAACCCGGCAGGCTTGCGTGTATCTACGGCGAAGACGCAGCACACGGAGTAGTGCAACTCGCGCAAATTGCGTTTTGCGAGGCGCTTGAGGGGAGAGCTTCACCGTCCCCAAACATTGTTTTTGACACCCCTACGCCAATCTACAGCCTTCCGCCCCTTGAGGCGCTGGATGAACTGTTTGTCAGTCAGGTTACCGCAGCAATTCCTTTGCGCAATGACTCTTCTGCCCGTCTCAAGACAACCCCAACCAGCAAGGTAATATCGACCATCTACCGCCTTTTGCGTGAGAAACGCCCCGAGGAGGCCGATGAGATCATCCCTTCTTCTCCGCAAACCGTGGTGAGTACGCGAAAAGGCAAGCGCGCTGTTGCTATTGCGCTTCAACCCCCGAACGGCGGCGGCGTCATCGAGTCTGCGGCATTTGGCGCCGACACGATCCGTTTTCACCTTCTTGATGCCCTTCTTGATCTTGAATGGGCGGCAGAGGCAAGAGGGCTTGATAGGCTTGGCTTTTTTGTCCTTCGGCCGACTGGGTGGCCAGAAAATAAATTGCATGAGGCGGAGAAAGCGATCGACTATGTGATTGATCGAATTCCCACTCGATGCCGCGTTGAGGTGGAAGAGGACCCTGAGGTGCTTGCCGAACGCATTATTGACTGGGCATGGTTTAAACGGGCGGCATGAAGGCATATTGCGTTGAAAAGATCACGCGGCCTTTACGCGGCAAGATATCTATCAGCCGCCCCCACCCCATACTTCTGATCAAACTCCGCCGCCCGCTGCGGGTTCGCACGTAGCGCGGCGACAGCGGAATCTGGCGCCGCGGCAACCGCCTGCCCTTGCATCGGTTGCTCCACGTAGCTCCCTGTCCGGTTGTTGAACACCCGTGACGGCACGGTCCGCAGTGCTCTTGCCGCCCACCACCGCCCCGCGCTATAACGGCGGCATGAAGAAACCCGCCCTTCTCATCGCCATCGGCGTCGCCATCGCCCTTCTCGCGCTGGCGTCCTTCTTCCGCTACGAGATCGTGACGCCCTCCGGCAATCGAGCGCCGTACAAGCTCGACCGCTGGACGGGGGAAACGACGCTCCTGATTGGGGCGGAGGAGAGGCCGGTGGTTAGGGTGGAGCCGAACGAATTTGACAAAGCATTCGGCGACCCTAACTACCAAGGCCCCAAGCAACAGTGACTATCCTCAGGTTCTTCCTCTTTCTTGCAGCCCTTGCTCCCTTCGCAGCTCATGCACGCGGAGGCTCAGGGGGCGCGAACGGTCTCGGCATTTCGATTGCGCTAGGGCTGGTCTTCTTGGTCGGCTATCTGCTTTCCAAATGGAAGTGACAGGGCTTCAGGACGAAAGGTAACGTCCGGCCGCTCCTGCACCAAAGTTCCGCTCGAAAGAAGCAATCGCAGCAGGATTGCCCCTGTTCTGTCGCAAGAAGTCGATGTGCGCCGGAGTCGGCTGCCGGCCTTCAGCCGAGCCCCCTTGCCCCGCCGGCGGCGTCACAAACTGCCCCGTCGTCGTGTTGAGTATCTGCGACGGCAACGCCCTCAAGCTACCATCGGCCATCACCTCCTGGCCGCCGCCCGCCGTGATGTAGCGCTCCTGCTGGATGTCCCGTCCCTGCACGAAACGCAACTGCTGCTGAAGCGCCTCGCGCTCCTTCGGATCAACCGAGCGCTCCAACCGTTGCAGCAGGTTGTTCCGCATATCGCCCAACTGCGCTTCGGAGGCTGCCGCCCTGGCTCGTACCTCGTTCATCCGCGCCTCGCTCGGTAGCGTCGCCACTCGAGCCCTCATCTCTTCCAGTCGGGCCTGGGCGTCCTGGCTCCGAGCAGCCATGTTCCCCGCCACCTCCTGGCCGCGCAGCCCCAGCTCTTGGGCCCTTGCGGCTCGATTCTCCGCCAGCTCCATCTCACGCAGGGCGAGCGCACGGTCAGCCCGGCCGGCGCGGCCACCGCCGGTGGAGTTGGACAGCGAAGGCATGGCAGCGAGCCGCGCCAGCGAGGCGTTGGACTCAGAAGTCGGATTGCCAATCGCGGCCGCACTCGGGCCGCCGAAGGAGTCAAGGTAGGACTGACGCACCGCGTTCGCCTGGGCCATGCGGGCATTGGCCTCGCCGAGATTCACGCCGCTGGTGTAGCTCTGCGGCAGGGCATTCGCTCCGTTACCGCTGAACTCCATGTTGCCGTTGGCGCCACGCTGGGCGGTAATGCTGGTGCCGCGGGTGGCCTGCTCCATGTTGTAGAGAGCAAGCGCGCCTGCACCAGCACTTTTCATCCCGTCTGGCACTTGCTGCTGCCAGGCATCCCGGTAGGTATCGCCCACCGCGTCGCGCTCCTGCTGTGTGGTGCTCTTCGCCCAAGCCGTGGTGTCGAAGTTCTGCAGGTTGTCCATAGCACTCGGCTTGGGTTCGCCCATGGTCCCAGTCAATCCCGCTGCCTGGGCCTGCCGGTCGGCCGAGCCACCCATCGTGGCGGGGTTGCTGACAGGCTGGGGCGCGGCCCTTGCTCCACTTCTCGATAGTTCAAGCCGACGCATTGCCAGGAGCGTTTCATCGGACGGCCCTGGAATCGCATTCACGCGATCTTGGTAGCCCGGCCGGCCGGTGTCGGACAGCTTCTGCGCTTCGGTGCGTGGCGTGCCGTAGAGCCCGGCGCCCGTGCGCTGCGCTCGCGCATCGTTGATGCGGTTCATCGTCTCGCCCATGGTGGGCGTGGGCCCAAGTCTCTGCTGCGGAGGGGCGCTCAAGCGCTCCATCGCGGTGGGCTGGGCAGGCGCCGGCGGCGCCACCGCTTGTGGCGACATATCCGTGAGGCGCGCCATGGCGCTACCAGAGGCGGGAGCAGGCGGCTCAGCGCCAGCAGCCATCGCCGAGAGCGAGACTCCGGACTGGGCCGGCTTGACGGTCTGCAGTGAAGGGGCGGCCGGGGGCGCCGGAGGGGTTTGCAGGCGGCGAAGGGAGTCTTCAAGTGCCATTTGGGTCTCCAAAATGAAAAAGCCCGGCGCGTGGCCGGGCTGGGATTTCGTGCACTTCTCAAAAACAACTAAATGGAATAACTTAACAACTTCTATGTCATCAACGAGCCGAAACTTCCATGGGTGAGATAAAAATCAAATGGCTCTTCAAAGAGCGCCTAGATCGGGAAGAGTTTGGTCAGATTGAAGTGGAAGTTCTGCCGCCGGAGGGCATGAACAACGAGGCGTTGCATCGAATCGTCTTCTCCCTCCCGGAATACTACGATTCAGCCATGACTTCGATCCCGCCGGATACCTTCGAAGGGGAGCCCTTTCGTGTGGACTCTTCGTTTTACTTCCGAGTCAGCGCATGCGAACAAGCCATATACAGCAAAGTGAAAAACCATCTGCGGCGAAACTGTCTGAGTTTTCGTCTATGTAAGAATCAATGGATTGGCGGGATTTATTTGTACGATCAAACCAATCTTGACTTCGTGGTGGCTCGCGTAAAGGAAGACCTAAGCAAGGAGTTCACCTCCCGCATCACCGAGTATCAGCTTGGCAAGCTTCCCTCTCGCCGCCTGTTATCTCCCTCCCAAGTGGACACGTGGAACGATGCAGCGGCTGAGTCGATCGCCAGACTTAGGCCAATTTTCGAGGACTGAATAAAAACTACGTTGCCGTCTTCGGCGGCACATCCGTGGAAACATCTCCGCCGTAGTTGTAGCCCACGGTGGTCGCGACTCGTGCGTCCGTGCCCACGCTGGTATGCAGCGCATTCAGCGCAGCAGCCGCCTGGGTCGCCAGCATCTTCGCTGCCTCCACCGCAGAATCGACCATGTTCCGGTATGCCTGCATCTGCGCCGCCTGGTTCGCGACGGAAGCCTGCTGATTGAACTCGGCCCCGGTCGTGCTGGCCTTCAGTTCCAGTTCCTTCACGGCGATGCGCGCCTGGTAGTAGCTGGACGCCGCGCTGATCAGCCGGGACTGCGAATCGGTAACCGAGGGAATCAGCTGGGCCGACACGCCGCTGGTACCGGCCAGGGCCGAGATGAAATCGCGCGCCGCGCCGACGGCCGAGGTGTAGAGGCCGACAGCCTGCTGCACGGCAAAGCGCACGTTCTCCACCTCGAGCTGGGCGGCCTGGATTGCGCGCTCGCGCGAGGACTGGGCAACGCGATCCTGAGCGTCATTGCGGATGCGCTGAACCATGCCCGCCAGCGCACCGGGCGGAAGCGGGAAGCCGCGGGCGGCGAACGAAGTCATCGCCTCTTCTTCCGCACGGGCTGCGTCCCGAAGTATCCGCGAGCGGTCGCGCTCCCAGATCTGCTCCTCGACCCGAGGTGCAATGCCGGTACCGCCGGATGTGAGTGCCTTGCAGATCCAGCCTTGCGCCTTCCCCAAGTAGTCGCACTCGTTCGGGAAGTAGGTTGAGATGAACCACGAGAAGCGCTCCGTCAGTTGATCGGTGATGCCATTCCACCAGCTGTCGAAGAGCTCCATCGAAGCACCCTCGGCGAGCTTCGGGATAATCACGTCGGGCTCCGCAACGGCGGCGGAGAAGCTGAGAGCCGCTGGGTTCATCCGGGCGGCCGAGCCGGCAACGCCCAGCGCTTGGTTCAGAAAGCCCACCGATTGCGTGGAAAGGCTGTTGCTCAACGCCTCGCCGCGGTCCCAGGCCATCGCGACCAATTCGGCCGGCGTGTAGGTGGTAGCCATCAGATCCTCCTTTTCAGAATCACAGGCGAAAGCTCAAGGGAGCTCAGTTCGAAGTCGCCGCCGTCGGTGTTCGCCACCTCGAAGCGGAAGTAGTTGGCACGCAGGCCCTGGCCAACATCGACGCGCTGCACGCGGGCATAGGGGTCGCTGCGGCGCGCCGAGTAGGTGTAGGCCTGGCCGTCGGGTGCGCGCACCGTGATGCGCATCAGGCCATCGGACGACACGCCGAGGTAGGCGGGGCCCAGGCGCTTCAGCTGCGAGGTGCCGAAGGCCTGCAGGTCGGTCACCGCCAGCGCGTCGATCTGCTCGCCGGCATCGTCTTCGCCCTCCAGCAGGTAGATGCCGTCTTGCGCCGCGGCGTAGTAGCGGTCACCGATCCGGGCAAAGCTGTTGAAGGGGAAGCGCTCGTAGCGTGTTGAAGCTGACGTCGCCAGATTCACCGCCCAGACTTCGGCGCCGTCGTCGCCGCCATCAAAGCCCCCCCGGCCGGCGGCCGCGGAACTCAGGATGGCGTCGATCAGCAGTTCCAGGGACCAGTTGTCACGAGCTGCACCGGTGGAGGCGACGTCGGCGGTCTGGATCACCTCGGCCCCGATCACCGCTGAGACGGCGCCAACGGAGGACAGGACGACGGCGAGCACCATTCCAGCGCTCACTTCCGCAACGGCTGTCCCACGCGCAACGACCGAGGCGTAGCGATTGCCTTCTACCCCAACGCCAACGCTGACCAGCGACGCCAGGTTCCCGCGTCCCACCGCATACGGCCCGTCTGCGCCGAAACTGTCGAGCGCGGCAATCCGCCCCTCGTCCTGGTAAGCGCGCAGGCGGTCAGATGCCGTGCCTATGCTTCCGAGTGATGCCAGCGTGCCAGCGCCCACGCCATAGGCCGGGATCACGACGCCAGCTTCACCGGCGGAATCCAGCGCCGACAGGATGCCGCCGCCGTGACCGAAGGCGGAATCTCCTCCATGCGCATCAAGCCCAGCCAGCGCACCGGCCGCATGCACGAACTGCCGCCCAACTGCGCCGAGCGCCGCCAATTCGCCGACACCGCCCTGCCCTTGCAGGCCACCGCCGCGCAGCGCGGCCAGTTCGCCCGAGCCAGCAACCATTGCGACCACGGCGGGATCGCGGACTGCATCGCCGCCAGCGTATAGGCAGGCCTTCAGGAACAACGCACCCTCAACGGCCGCGGCTCCGAAGAAGATCGCGCCATTGCGTGAGAACAGCACGCTCGCGCCGGTGCGCTCCACGCGCCAGACCTCCTCCGTGCTATAGCTGTGGTCGCTCGGGATATCGGCGTCGATAGCCCCGGCCTGAATCACATGAACCTGACCGCCAGCGAAGTACAGGCCATGGAGCGCATCCTGGTACAAGGTCGAGCTGTCCTGACTGGCCAGGCCCACCACTACCCCAACCGCAGACCGGTCCACCCTGAACTCGATGTAGCCATCCGCCGGCAGGATGCCCACGGATCGCGCCGCAGCATTCCAGCCGAAGTGGTAGTCGGTCACCTCAACATCCGGCGTGCCCGGCGTACCTGGAACGGCTGGCACCACAACCGGCACCTGCATGTACTGGCAGAGCAGCCCGTCGATGGGCGTGTCCGAATAGACGGCCCCCGAGGCGCCCAGGTCGATATCGCCACTCGGACTGCCAACGCCAATCAGCCATGCCGGGTAGCACACCCAGGTCCATTTGTATGTCACATACGCCGGCGCTCCAGCCGTGCCGGGGCTACCTGCATACAGGACGCGGTCGATGTTCTTCTCAAGGTCAGCCATGGTTACTCCTGCAACGCCTCATCCAGCCACCACGGCGCGGCCAGATTGGCAGGGGCCGGGCTGCGATACGGACCGACGTAGAAGCACACGCCCAGATCTCCCGGCGAATCGAATGCGCCGAGCTCTCGCTCATCGCTTTGAGGCGGCGAGAGCAGCGTTCCGGGCGGAGCCACGAAAGGTCGGTCATCCGCCCTCCTCGATGCCGGGAACATGCGGGCTGCCTTCTGCCAGGAGGCGCCATCATCGGTAGAGGCGTAGAGCACGGCCTTGCCCCCCGTAACGACGGGCACGGCGACCGTGCATTGATCGGGCGCGCGCTCGGCGTCGTACTCAGTCACGACGAACATGCCCAGCGTGACCTGCGTCAGCTCGATATCCAGGCCGGCCAGGTCGGTTTCCTCCCACGACAGCCCGCCGTCAGCGGAGCGGAGAGCAATCACCTCGCCGTCGTCTTCCCGGTCGTAGTTCATTTGGACTCGGGCAAGCAGCACGCCAGGACGGATCACGATGGCGCGAACGAACGGAAGGGTTGCACTCTCGATCAGAGGCATCGCGACTTCCGCCCAGGTGGAACCACTGTCGCCCGAGTGGAAGGCACGCAGCTGGTAGCCACCGCCGTCCAGCCGCAGCGGCGAGAAAAACACGGCCGCACCAGGAGCGGGCGCTACCCAAGAGCCGAACACGGCCGCGCACATGGCGGCGTTGATCTCTGCTCCATAGCCACTCGCTTTCCAGGCCACTCGCTGCAGCAGGATCGAGGGGTCGTCGAAGGTGCGCGAGGTTGGATCGGCCTCAGGTGCGTCCGGCAGGCCGTCCATCCAGGCCGCGGCATCCACCTGCCCCCAGGTCGCGCCATAGTCGGTGGATCGATACAGCAGGATGCGGCCTGTCGGGTCGAAACTCTCTGGCAACTCCGGGTCATGCTGGAACCGGCAGGGAGTCCAGAGTTCGACCACTGGCACAAGCATCACGCCAGGCGCCAGCGCGCCAAGAGGCCCGGCCACATAGGAATGCTCACCGGCGGTGTCGTCCGGGATCGGCAGCATGCTCACTACCGTGCCAGCGCCGCCGCGCCAAACGCCCACGCCAAGCCGGACAGTCTGGAAACCATAGTCATCCGCGCGCCCCTCTTCCGTCGCGCCGATCACCATGGCAACGGCAACGGTCCCATCTTCCAGGATGCCTACCGGCACAGCTCCATCCAGGATCGCCGGCACGTCGTTGTGTGGGCAGGACTGGGCGGCCAAAGCGGCCGAGATCACATCAGCGTCACCCTTCGCTCCGTCGCGCCCCATATGGAAGACGTAAAGCAGCCACGGATCATCGGCCCCATAGAGCCAGCGATTCACCAGTTCGTTGGCCGGCGCCTCCGGCGGATCGCCGGTGTAGTTGTGGATCACTGTCGGGCAGGCGCGTGCCCCGGTATCCACCCGCGGCGCAGGCCGCAGCCAGCCGATGAAGGCCCGGCGGCCGGTATAGATCGCACCAACGCCACCACGCGCAACCGTCCAGAACGGCATGCGCTGGCGCAGCTCCGCCGTTCCGATGTACCGGTCTCGATCTGCGGCATCCCGAACCTGCGTTATGAGCACCACCTCTTGGCCGCCTGCAGGCTCATCCTCCGATAGCTCGACCCGGTCAAAGCCTCCCGCCTTGATGGCGGAAAAGCCCGGCCCGGAGGCCGAGAGGAATGGCGCATCGACACGCTGAAGGCCACGCAGCTTTCCTTCGGCGACAGCGCGAACCCCGGCCGGCCCGCGACCGAAGACTTTAGGAAAGCTCATGGATAGCCCCGCGCAGGTCGCGCCAGAACGATGGCGGAATGATCGGCACCGCTTCGACAACATAGGTCTGGGAAGCTGACCGGTGGATCACATGGATACGCTCATCCATCAGCGTCCAGGCGTTGACCATCCCTTCCATGGCGCCGGAGTACCCCACCGGGTAGCTCGACGCCTTGCCAGTCGCAGCGGGAGCGCGAACGCCGCCACCGGTATCGACGAGATCGTAGGTGGCCACATCGGATTGCCAGGTGCGCCCATCAACAGTTGCAATCGGCAACCAACCGCCGGCGGCGCAGACGAACACCGCTCCTCGCCACTTGGCCGGGTCTGAGCCGGCCTGTCGAATCTGTGCCTGTGCAACAACGGGAACCGGCAACTCTGTCTGCTCCCAGGCGGCGCCCGTGGGGCTCACCATCATGGACGGCCTGACGAAGCCAGCGCTTGGCGCATAGAACGAGGCGAAGTCACCATACACAGCTGGAAAGGCGTGCTGCGTGGAGCCGCCGCCGGCCCGCAGCACATAGGCGCTGGCACGGGTCGCCATTCCCGTCACCATGAGCGCGCCACTCGGAGACGCGCTCACGCCGGCGCCGGAATAGATGCCTTCGTTCGAAGGCTGAATGCGGCCCGCCACGGTAAGCGAGTTCCCTGCGGTGACGGCAAGGAAGGCTTGCTCCGAGAGACTGTCGTAGCCCTGGCACACCCACCGCCCCGCCCCGCCCCCGACCACATTGCGCACGCCGCCAGGGTAGTGCTGCACGAAGTCGGAAGGATTCACCGAAGAGGCAGCCACATTCCAGGTACGGCCCCCGGCACTCGTCAGGAAGCAAAGCTGGCCTCCTGAGGCCCGCATCACTTCGAACCCGAACGCAGAGCCATTGAAGTGGATATCCCACACGTCAGCAGACGCGTTGGCGTTGCCCAGCAGGCACGCAAATGGCGGGCTGACCGGCTCCCAGCTTGCTCCGCCATCCTCGCTTACCCGGACCGCCCCCGGCGCTACGGCGGACCAAGTGACACCGAACTGCACGGCCACCAACAGGCCATTGCCGGCAGCCACTCGGAAATCCCCAGGCAGCACCGACCGCAGGTGGTAGGTGAAGATCGGCGTCATGCCTTACACCCCAGGCATGTAGGGCCAGCTGAGGTAGTAGCTGTCGATGGGCTGCTCGTTGCCCACCACCAGGGTTGTGGAGGAGATCTTCAGGTCCCTGCTCGGACCGACCCCGCCCTGAACTCGACGCGCCATCGTGCTGGCCAGCCCGGTATCGTCGGGCGCCTGCAGACGGTAGAACACCGCCGGCAACGATTCGCCGCCCGCAACAATGGTGCCGCTCCATGCCTCCGAGGCGTTCTTTTGCAGCACGCCGTCGGCGGCCGCGCTGGCAAAAGTCACGCCGGTGCCGGTGCCGCCCACCGAAACGGTGGTAAGTAACGTAGCCGCGCCGAGCGCCGCATCGGCCGTGGCCGGCTCAGTGCCGGCATAGATATTCAGGACGTAGCCGTCCAGCGCAGCCTTCAGCGAGCCGCTGGCCATCACGTAGTTGCGCAGGCCGGTGCTGGTCTTGATCGTCATCGTGTATCTCCTGGAAACCGCGCTGAGGCGGATGTGAGTTCGTTGGAAACCGTCACCCGCAGCAAGCCACCCTCGCCCGGCTGCTTGGGCGACGCGAAGCGCACCACCGACCCGAGAATGCCGGTGGTGGCACCCTTGCCGCTGCTGGATGTGAGAAAGCCGCCGTACAGCACGTCGTCGCTGTTGATGGTCAGCTCGATGCGGTTGGCGACGTTGTTGATCTGGCCGCTGGCGGCGGCCGAGAAGGTGACCTGGGGCCGGTTCGTGCCGGCGTAGGCGGTGAATTCCGTGGCGGCCGCCGGCAGCTCGGCCATCGTGTCCTCCACGCTGGGAATGTAGTTGCCCTTGAAGAGCCCCAGATACCAGGACAAGTGCTGCCCCTCTCCACCGAAGCCTGCGGCGAGCAGATAGGTTGTCGCCTCCGTCGGCATCAGGTTCTTCACCACCTCCCGATCCAGGAGCCTGCCGTGCTTGTCGTAGGCCTCCACCTCATAGGTGAAGCCCACCTTGCCTTTCGAGTGCATTACCGATCCTCCTTTCGCACCACTTCTGCATCGATGAACGAACGCGCGGCCGCGACCGAGGCGCCGCTTCCGCCGCCCCGTGCCGCCGCCACTGCTTGATTGATTCCGCCCTGCTCGCGAACAAGAACTCCAGCCGTCTGTGCCGGCGTAACGGCCACGGCGCGCTCCTGCACCACCTGCACCTCGCCGCCCGGGCCGGCAACAACCAGGCCGCGATCCGACCACCACGCAGCCCCTGGTCGGGAGCGCAAGTGCGTGCCGGACCCAAAGGCGGCGCCGTAGGGCAGCACCTCGACGGGAGCGGCCTGCTCGATATCTCCGGCGAGCCAGTAGGTCTTATCGGCGCAGACGTAGCAGCCGCCCGACACAGGCTCAACAACCGTCACCGACGCAGGGAACAGCACGTAGTCGCGCACCGGATCGAAGAGCGCCGAAGAAAATGGCCGCGAATAGAAGAGCGCCGGCCCACTTGCCGACAGCAGACGACCCATGTGGGCGCGCACAATGCGCCCCGGCGGCAGCGGCCGCAGACTCAAGGTCGAGCAGAGAGCCTCATCACCGTCGGGCAGGACAGGTACGCTCACCAGCGCCGCACCCGGGCCGACGCTGGCGACACGGTAGAAGGCGTCGCCATTGCAGGGCGTCATGTAGATCACCGCGGCAGCCACGCCAGCCGGGAATGCCTGAGGCAGGCCGCCGATTACAACCGCGCCATCTGCAGTCAGCGTGATCTGCACCTGCTCTGCCGGTGCGGTCTCCTGGCCATCGTCGAGGCGGTACGTCACGACCACCTGGTAACGCCCGGCCGGCAGCGAGCCCTCGGCCACGGCATCCAGCATCGGCACCCACTGCGGCGGCTCAACCGCATGCGGCAACACCGCCCCGCCCTGGATGCGCCAGAACTCGACCCCGTTGGCGAGGAACACGCTGTCGCCAACCTGGGCGTAACTCATCGGCGCGCCGGGGGTAAGCCCATCCAGTAAGGCAACCGCGCTCAGTGCGCCATCCTCGCCAGCGGCAGCCAGGAACAGCGCGTCGTAATCCACGAAGAGCGCCCGGCCGTCCGCCAACTCGAAGAGCGAATGGCACGCCGTGCCGAGGATCTTGCGTGCATAGCCTTTGCGCCGCTGCAACGTCCCGGCATCCGTCAGATCGACGTTGATGGCGTTGCGGAGATACGCGCCATCCTCGGTGCCAAGCTTGTGGTCCGGCAGTCGGTTGTTGATGCCGAGGAAGGGGCCGAGTGTTACGGGGTTGGCCATGATCAGGCGGCGTCAGCGCTCAGCCGTTCCCGCAGGGCATAGCCCATCAGCGGCCAGATCTTCTGCACCGCGTTCTGACGGGCGATCTTGCGGCCGATCTCCGCGTTGAAGTTCTCCGGGCTGGCGCAGGCGGACTCGCCGGTGACGGTGAATCCGTTGCGCAGGCGCAGCACGCAGAAGGTGAGCAGACGCAGCGACTCGTAAGCCGTGGTAGCCGGCGGCGCCTGTGTCAACGTGTCGTATTCGTGTTCTTGCTGATACAGATTGCCAGCCTCGAAGGCGCCTTGCACACCATCCCATGCCGTGAAGTAGTGTTCGCTGGCGATCTCCGCTTCGATGTCGGCCGGCGTGACGCGCGGAGCAGTCAAGCCCTTGGCCTGGATCTCCTGCTCGATTTCCTGATCGTTCATTGCGTTCTCCAAAAGAAAAGCCCGGCGGATCGCTCCGGCCGGGCCTGGGTTGAATTCGGTCCTGCTCTACTTGCTCAGCGCTTCGACGCACTCATCGTGTAGCGCCTTGCACTCTGCTCCCCAACGAATCACCTGCAGCTCCCACTGCACTCGGGGCCAGCCCCGTGCCGGCGGCTCGCCGCACCTCTGCTGACACTCCGCCGGAATCGGCCGGATCGCCGTGGCCGTAGGCAGCGTAGATCCGGTCGATGAGCACGCGCTCAGCAGCAGACCACTCACACTGCAGACGATCAGGATCCGGACGAGCGTCAGCGATGACCGCATCAGCGCGCTGCGCGGCAAGGCCGCGGCGGTATGCGGCGGCAACGGCCCGGCGCTGCTCACCAGTCGCAAGCTCGCGCGTCTCAGCAAGGGCGGCCGCGGCGCTCTCGGCTGCAGTCTGAAGAGCATCGGCACGGCGGGATTCAGTCTTGCCATCTGCCAGCTGATATCCCAGCACGCCGCCCAGGCCGCCGCCGCAAACGAAGGCGAGAAGGCCGACCACCAGTAGATTGCGCACATCAACGCCCTCCCTCGGCGCGACTCAGGCCCATGCACGCCTGGTATTCCTGCTCGCGCCGATTGACCAGGCCCTGTACCTTCCGGCCGCCGGAATAAACCCAGCGCCGCAGCTCCCCGCATGCGCCTTCGTAGTCGCCTGCATTCAGCTTGCGCACCAGCGTCGAACCGCAGAAGGCGCCGCCGCCCACGTTGTAGGCGAAAGACACATAGGCGTCGTACTCGTGCTGGAAGAGCGGCACCGCCACGCAGCGCTTCAAGTCGCCCTCGAAGGTCTGCACGTCTCGCATGGCCCAGGTGAGCGCCTTTGGCGGGGTGATCGTGTCACCCATCTGCACGCCCTTCGTGCTGCCGAACCCGATGGTCGGGACGTCGCCTTTCACCGGGACGTAGGCCGTGCCGCGGTAGTCCTCCTTGAGCGCGATGCCCACGAAGCCGACGGCCGACAGCGACAGCGCCGCGACGGCGATACGCGCCTTACTCATCGTCTTCTCCATGCCTCCGCCGATCATGCTCGACCGGCTCCCGATGGAGCCGCCGATCACCGCGGCGCCGGTCCCACCGGTCGTACAGCTTGAAGCCCACGTTGGTCAGGTAGGTCAGCACGCCCAGCGCCACCGAGGCGTAGGCCGCGAACTCCACCGCGCTCAGGCCAAAAAAAAGGCCGCTCGAGGCGGCCGCGTATGTCGCTGCTGTCAGCGTTTTGTCCGTCATAGAGAACCTGCAAGTCGGAAAAGGTCGTCAAGCTGCGAATCCGTGATTCCCAGCTCGCTCACCAGCAGGCCGACCAGCGGGCTGTGCCGCTCGACCGTGCCGGCGAAGTCCCATTCGATGCGCGCCGCAGCGCCAGCATCTCCGGCCATGCCGGTTATGCCCGCTTCCACCTGATCGAGCATGCCGCTCTGCAGGAGCGCGAGGCGCGCTTGCCGCATCGTGACGACCTCGGGAACGACCGGCACAACAGGGTCGGCCGGTTGCGGCGTGTTGCCATCAGCTAGCCATGCGAGGTATTCAGGGTCGTAGACTGATCTGTATTCTTGGCGACCGTCTGAGAGGTGGCGAAACACGCCTGTATTTGCTGCGTCAAAAAATTTCCATTGAGTCATAGCTCGCACCCGGTGAAGATCAACGTAGTGGCTGCGTTGGCGTACACCCCACCTGCCTTGCCGCTGCTAGAGCCCCCAGAGGCAACCACGAAGTCAAGCCGTGCCCCCCACCGCTGGCACGCCCCGCTTGATATAGCGACGCTAGATACAACCACGTTGCCTACCCCTGAGTTGTTTGCGGTCCAATGAGCCGGCGTGACCGTCAGGCCGGTGGGGGCTACACGGGCAGTAACCGGGAAGTTGTATCCCACCACCAGCGTATTTGATGCGTCCCAATACCCCATGAGTGAGGCAGAGTTTGCAGAGTCGCAGATGATCGCCGGGCAGTACCGCTGACAAAGCGCCAACTCTGTGCCGATATGGCGATGCTCAAAGGGCGTTGCCGTCGCGCCAGCCTCGAGCTGAACATTCGCGACCGTGCCCGGGCCGAACTCGATTGTGGTGTTCGTGCCGCCGACGACGGTTGCAGTTACAGCCCCGCTGGCGCCGTACGATCCGCCGCCGATCCGCCCCTGTGCCGTACCTTCCCACGACAAAACGTATGTGCCGGACTGCAGGTTGATTCCCTCGACAACTTGCTGGAGGGTTTGCCCGCTCGGGATCGTCACGGTTGTCTTGCCGTTGGTCGTCGCGTAGGTTATGCCGCCGGTCGACGTCACTTTCCAGCGGTCGAAGGTGTATTGGCCGGCCGTTGTCGCCGCGCCAGAGGCGTAGGCACACTGATTGACCCGGAAATCGCCGTTGATGATGCGGTTACGGCCGGCAATGTCGGACGTCAGGGCAAGCGTGCCGGACTTGTCGGGCAGGGAGAGCGTCCTGGCGGCGGCAAGCCCGGCCGGATCAAGCGACGCCTTGCCGACTTGCAGCGAGTCACCCTCTGCCAGCAGGCGAGGCTCCCCGCCCACCCGGACGACTGGCCGTCGTGCTGCCATCAGAGCACCACGTACCCATCGTCGGTTGTGATCAGCTCGGACACACTCTTGGCCTTGCCGAGGTACTGGCTGATCTTATTGGCGTTGCTCGAGTTGGTCTCATCCAACGCCGTGGCCGTGACGGCACCAGCCGTGCCGAGGTAGTACTTGGAGCCGGGCGCCAAGCCGGTCAATGCAGAGTTGGTGCCATCCAGCGGATAGACCGTCGCGTCCGCGGCGGACGAAACAGCCTCGAGCACGTAGCCGTCCGCCGGGCGGCCGTTGCTGTTGTCCGCCAAGCGGACCTTGGCCACACCTGCATCCGCCCAGATATTGACGAACGTACCGGCGGCGAGCGCCTCGCTCGCCGGCAGTATCTGCGTGTCCGCACCGATACCCGCGGGCATCATCGACCCGTCCAGGCGGCCATCGTCGCCCAGAGCCGGAATCTTGCCGGCGTCAGCAGCGCCGACCGACGCCGCCTTTGCCTCAACCTGCTTGGTTTCCCCGCCGAGGCGGGCCAGGAATCGTTGCGCCATTTTGCTTACTCCAGATTGATGTGGTCTTGGATGTCGAGGTAGAGCCGGGTCGGAGACACGGCGTAGCCGATGAGAACGTCGTAGCCGTCGGCCGGCGGCGTTTGCGTGGGAATGCCATCGGCGCCGAGCCACACCCGGCCAGCGACCCAAGACCAGGCATCGTCATCGACCGGGCCGGCGCGCTGCACCGTGACCGGACCAGCCGCTGCGGCGGCGGTGAGCGTCAGGCCGGCAAGGAGGTTGATATGCTCGGCGTCGCGGTAATCGAGCATGCGGACCACGCCGGCGCCGTCCTCCCAGACGATCCGCAGCGCGGAGAGTGCGCCATCGGAAACGCGGGCGAATGCGGTCCCGCCGGCAGGGCCAATTTCACCCGGCGCGCCCGGCGGCCCGATCCGCGCCTCGGTCAGAACCATCGTCGGCGCGGCGCGCTCGGTCACAACCTGCAGCGGCGTCGAAGCCTCGATGACGTGGGCGCCGTCATCGCGCTCCATCACCTGGTCGCTCACGGCAGCACCTCGACCGCGCCAGCGGCGATACGCGTCGTCACGCCGCCAGCGCTGGTGATCCTCAGCTCATAGACACCGCGCTTCCAAGTCAGCGCTGCAGCGGCGTCCGCCGACAACGCCAGCGTGATCGTCTTGGCGTCGTCGTCCAACACGATGCCGCCGTCCGGGTCGGAGGTCAGGGCCAGCAGTACCGTGCCGCCCGGCCGGTCCAGCACCACCAGCTCGGCCGTGCAGCCGGCCAACGGCACCGGCGTGTAGGCGCGCAAGTAGCCGCCGCCCTTGTACTTCCAGCCGGCCGAGTTGATGCCGTTGAACTCCACCGTGTCGGCATCGAGCACGCGCACCGGCCGGTAGTCGTCCGGCGCCGGCGGCTCGCTGCGGGCGAGCAGTCCAGGCAGAGACGGCGCGGACACCACGGCTGCGTACCAGCCGTCCGGCAGCCCATGGCCGGGAACCGTCAGCGTCGCAGAAGGGGCCGCGGCCAGCGCGGCGATTGCGTGGAAGATGACCGGCTCGGCCGCCCACATGAGAACGTGCGAGAATGTCACGCCGCGGCGGATGGCGAGGTCCAGGGATTGGCAGCAAGTCATGGCGAACTCAGAAGGCGTTCATCCGCACCACTCGCGGCGACTTCCGGCGGTGCTTGCGCTGCACGTCGGCACTCGGCCGCACGCCGAAGGAGGCCTCGAAGATTGCCTCGTACTTCAGCGCCCGCGCCTCGTCGAAGGTGTCGGCGTCCTGCTTCAGGTAGGCGCAGCGCAGCGCCCAGTCCAGGAGCTTCGGGTGGTGCCGCGGGTTGATCTCCGGGCAATCTGTGTCCCGGGTCATGGCGCAGCGTGGCGCACGAATCACGGTGAGGCTCAGATCGCCAGCGATCTCCGGCGCACGAGCAAGGACAAGATGCGTCTCGGTCAGATCCCATCCGACCAGAGGCCGGGGGCGCTCACCAAGCAAGCGCACCTGGAGCACGTCGATCACCTCAGGCGCCAGCCGATAGGCTGACACCCCGGGCTCCAGCGCGATGCTCGTCGCCGAGCCGTCCGAGTCCTGGATCAGACGCGCACGGACGCACGCCTCCGTCACGGCCTCGTTCAGCCACCGCACCCAGTCCCGCGTCTCCCACAGATACGGCTCTGCGGTATCGCGGGCCAGGCTGCGGCACTCGGCGACAAGCTCGCGCAGGTTCATTGCTGATCGGTCTCGGCTTCGACGATCTGCCAGGCGGCGATCAGGTCTTCGGCAGAGATCGGGAAGCCGGCAACTGCGGCGAGCTTCTTCCGATTGGGAAGGCCCGCATCGGTGAGCGCGTCTTCGTCGGTCTCGATCAGCATCTTGATCGCAGCGACGATCAGCGCCTGCTTGGTCGAGTCCGTCGGCGGCGCATCCTCCGCGTCCAGGTCAGCGGCGGTCACACCCTCCGGAATGGCGCCCTTGGCCAGCGCATCGCGGCGAAACTGCACCGGCACATCACGCGCTTCCGGGCCGATGGTGATTGCGTGGCCGGAAAGGAGCGCGACATGGATCGGCTCGTCAGTCGGGGATTTCAGCTTCATGGAGTTCTCCTTGAACCCAGCGCCCGAGGGCGCCAGGTGGTCACGGGCTTAGCCCTGGGTGGAGTTGGAACGGCCCTGGACGACGTACTGCACCGTGAGGCGCGCCGTGCCCGCCGTGGGCGCCGCGCCAGCACCGACCCAGCGCACGGTGAGGTCACCACCGGGATGCACGTAGCCGGTGGGCACCAGGGCCACACGGCCAGCCGCATGGATGTTGCCGTCGTTGAGGTAGCGGTTCTGGGAGGCGGCATCACCAACGTCGATGACATCGGTGGTCGCCGAGTTGAACGCCTCGGTCACCGTGACATCACCGCCCAGCACGATGGCGTTGGGCGGCAATTCGATGGCGGCCAGGTCGACACCGCTCGCCAGGTCGGCGAAGCTGATCGCCACCATGGCCACAATGACCGACTGGCGGTTGAAATCCTTCTTGATCATGGTCTGCTCCTGAAAAGCATCAGGCCCGCTCGATGGCGGGCCCGTTGGGTTGGCTGGAGGTGAATGCCCTGGCGATCAGAGCGCCAGATCGACCGCCATGACACCGAAGTCCTGCACGGTGTCGCTGTCGTAGCGGCTGATGAACTGCGGCTTGAGGACACCTTGGTACGCCGCGATGGAGATCACGTCCTTGTTGTCGTGGTCATCCTTGCCTTCGTACCAATTGGCCGAGCCCCAGATGTCGGCATAGCCCAGCGCCTGGCAGCCCATCAACAGCGACCGGGTGCCATTGACGTTGCCGCCGGAACCCCACTTCGAACCGCTGGCCGCGCCGGCCGTGTTGAACACACGGTTGTTGGTGTGAATCACCAGGCCGTCCATGGTCAGGGTAGCGCCGGTGAAGATGGGGTTCTTGGCGCCACGGTCGCCGGCGTTGATGACGGCGTCGCGGAAGTCCGGATCCTTCTTCAGGCGGGCGAAGGTCTTCGGATGGCACAGATAGACCATGTACTCCTGGCCACCCATGCGCAGCGGCTTGATGCCACGGGTGCGGGCCTCAGCCATCAGATCCACGATCATCCCGTACTTCGGCACGCTGGTTGCCGAGATCTGGGTGGTGTCGCCATCCTGGAGATCGGTGCCATCGAAACGGAAGTGCCGGCGGCTCGAGGGCGCCCGCACGTCGTCGGCGAACTCCAGCGTGCGCAGATCATCCTGGGCACCGATCAGCCGAGTGGAGCCGTCCGTGTTGTACTGATAGCCGATGCCAGAGGCCGTCAGCATCATCAGCTCTTCGGTGATGTTCGCGCGCCAGAAAGCAAGCTTGTCGCGCGCCTCCTTGCGGAAAGCGAAGACCGAGCGCTGGTCATCGACGCGGCCCTTGCTCTTGGCGCCGTTCCGCATCTGGTCGGTGTGGATCTCGACCCACGAGGATTCGAGCGCCTCTTCGCGGCCCTGCAGCTCGTTGTCGCCGACCACACCGGTGCCGCGCATGTCGGCAACCAGGCCGATCAAGGCGCGGTCGCCCTTCTCGGTCTTCTTGAGCTCGGTCACGTACTGGACGATGGAGTTCTCGGAGGTGCCGAGGAACTTGGTGAAAAAGAACGCTTCGCGGAAAGCCCGGATCGATTCCTTGACCCAGAGCTTCCGCTGCTCTGGCTGCAGTGCGCCCAAGGCAGAGTGAGCCATATCAATCTCCTGATGGTTTGGGAAATCGCTGGCAGACGGGCCAACAACCGACGCGAGTTACCGCCACGCGCGGGGCTAAGACGCAGACTCTCGAGCTGCGGGCCGGCAGGGTTTTCCGCTCCCTGCGAAGCTGGCGCATCGGGTACGCCCCGAAGCGGCGGCCCTTCTGGCTGGGCGGCGCCAATGAAAAGACCCGCACTAGGCGGGCCTCCTCGGTAATGCAGTGATGCGCTCAACCTCCGGCGAGCATGCGGTCCCGCTCGGCGTCGGAGAGCTTCTCCCAGTCGGCCTGGTTTTCGACCTGCGGGCCCGGGGGTGCAACGCGGTTGCCGATACCGGCGGCAGGTGCTGGCGCTTGAGCGGTGGAATCCGCTGCAGCACGCGCCACAGCAGCGGCCTTGCGAGGATCAACAGCAGGGGGCAGGGGCGCCTCCTGCGGCTTGTAGGCCAGCGCCACACGTTCGGCCGCCTTCTCCAGTGCCTGGGCGGGCGTCATGCCCTTGTGGGCATAGAAATCACGCCACTCCACCAGGTCGGACATCGCCTGCTCGTTCCCATCGATGTACGGATGTGCCGCCAGTACCCGAGCTGCAGCCTGAGCCAAGTCGTGCTGCTCCTGGGTCTGGGTGGCATTCGCTTCGATGCGCGCGGTAGCCTTGGCCAGTGCCTCTTCTTCAGCTGCCCTGCGAATCTCGGCGTGAATCTCGCCCAGCAGCTTCGCCGCGCCTTCCGGATCGCCAGCCAGCAGCATCTCGCCGTAACGCTTCTGCTTGCCCACCATGTCGAAAGCGGGCTCCTGCTCTTCCTTCTGCACAGGAGCAGCAGCGCCGCGCAGCTGCGCGAGCTCCGCTTCCAATCGCTCGGCCCGCTCTTGCTCGGCGCGCCACTTCGAATTCACTTCATCGAAGCGAGCACGGGGGATTGCCGGGTCACGCTCCTGGCGCTGAGTCGGTTCGCCTTCAGCGGCAGCAGCGGGCTCACCCTGCCCTTCCTCCTTCTCCCCTTCCTGCGTCTCGCCAGCGTCGGGACTCTCGCCCTCAGCGGCAGCGGCCTGGCCAGCCTCTTCCTGGCCGGCTTCCTTTTCCTCGTTGGCCGGTAGGTCCAAGCCTTCCAGGTCCGCGTCCGAGGCGGGCGTATCGATATCGTCGAACATGGTTACTCCATCAGGGCTGACCGCCCTCGATCCCGGCATTCATGCCGACGGAGGGATTCGCTGGGGTCAGCGGGTTGGTGTTCTGCTCAGGCGGTGCCACCGCGGGCGCATCAATGCTCGGGATTGCCGGCGCGGCGTCTTTGTCGATGCCGCCGGCGGACTTCCACATACCATCCGCCGCGGTGGCGATGGCCGGGTTCTGTGCGACCAGCGTCGCCGTCTGGGCCGACGAGAACATCCCCTCGATGGATTTGTTCACCGCCTCGGCTCGAGCGCGCTCGGCCTGCGCCTCGGCGAGCCTTGCCCTGGCCTGAGCCAGCACCGCTTCCGCCTCGGCCAGCGGATCAGGCGGCGTCGCGCTGGCCGCCTCCATCTGCTGGATGATCTCGTGCTTATCCGTCAGGTTGCTGTGGCGGATCACAACGGAGTCCGGCACGCGCACGCCGGCGCCGCGCATTTCCATGGCTTGCTGGAACTGGCCGTTCTCGAAAGTCACCTGCATCGGCTGCTCGGTCACAACGACGTCGTACTCGCCCGACGTCATGTCGTTCAAGTAGCCACCGGATTCGGGTACCCACTGGTTGATCGTCAGCTCTTCCTCGACTTCCTTGCCCGACAGCGGATCCGTCTTCGTGATGCGGAAGACCCGCTCGCTGTCGTAGTACTTGGTGATGGCGTAGTCGATCCAGTCGGCAACCATCGCCCGCGTGCGCGCCAGATTGTCCAGCGGCACAGCCAGTCCCTGCTGAGCGGCAAACTGCTTGCTCTGAATTGCGATGCCAGAGGTTTCCGGCCCCTGCGTACCGCGCATCGCGTCCGGGACCGTCACCTCCTTCAGCGTGCCGGCGGCCCGGTCGATGATGCGATCCACGCCGGCGGGAACCTGGTTCGGCTGGATCTTCTGAGGCGGCCGCTTGCCGGTCGCGTACTCGACCACCAAACCGGTTGAGGCGCCGAACTCCTCAAGCTGCTCGGTCGTCATGTTGGTCAGGCTGTCCTGCTCTACCGCCCAGCCGCTGTTGGCCGTCGTGTTGATGATGTGCACGTACTGGCTGACCGCCTTGTTCAGCGCCTCTTGCGGACCGACGGCGTTATCCACCATCCCGCGCGTCTTGCCGCGGCGGAAGTACGGGAAGAAGGGCACAACGGTGAATCGGTCGTAGGGGCTCCAGGTGTCATGCAGCAGCGCATCGCAGGTACTCACGATCCAGCGCACCCGCTTCATCATCCGTCGCGTGATGAAGGCGCCGTTGGCGCGCAGCTGCTCCAGCACTTCCGGCTTCTCGTCTCCTGCCAGCTGCCGCACATCGCCGCCAGGGAAGATCGCCACCTGCATCTGCGACAACACCCGCTTCTGCCGGTCGATCACACGCAGCCTGCGCGGTCCGCCTCCGGCGTACTCGGCGTCATAGCGTCCGGTGTCCTGCCAGCCGAACTTGTTCCGTGACGTGCCATCGTCGTCGCCCTCGCCGAAGTCTTCATCCCCAAGCGCTCGCGCGCCTTCGGCCCTGAGTCTGGCGTCCTTGCCATACTGACCTTCGATCTCATCCAGGGTGAGCCACTTGCTGACCGTGACATCCGCCCAATCCTTCGGGTCGTAGCTCTTGGCGTCCGGGTCCGGCATCACATCTAGAGGGTCCAGGACGGAGATGGAGAGCTCGCCCAGCACCGCATCGTCGTAGCCCATGCGCACATCGAAGAACCCGCGCTGCTGGATCATGCCGTCGCCGAAGACCTCGGTTTCCTTCCAGTGCAGCCGGCAGTTGTCCGCGATCTGCTTGGCGACCTTGGTCCGCACCTCGGCGAGTTCCTTCGTCGCATCGCCGCCTCGTGGCCGGAAAGCGATGTCCATTCGGTTGTGGATCTGATAGCCCACCGCGGCGTTGATCGCCGGCATCACCTCGTTGAACTCGTAAGCCGGCCGACCTTGCTCGTGCAGTATCTCCAGGTCTTCGCGCGACCACTGCTCACCGCCGCCCAGGTAGAACCCCTCGAGGCGGGACGCGAGCCGGGTGTAGTCCCGATGCCCCCGGCTCACGCAGTACTGGTAGCGCTCCCAGTTTTCGCGGGCGAGCTGAGTCCCATCCTGCTCGTGCGCTTCGGCAGGCTTGTCGTTCTCAGTCATCCGGTGTTCCTGTTATGCGGCTTGAGCGGAGCCGCGGCGGCGGCGCACCCGGTCTCGCCAATCCCCGCGCGGCATCGGCACCGCGAACCGCAGCATCATGTACGCGTACCGGCTCGCGCTCAGCACGTCGTCGTGTTCCTTCACGATCCGGCCATCCTTGCGGTGATACAGCCGGCGCTCTTCCAGCCACAGCGGGCAAGTCGAGAAGACCTTCCAGCGGCCTGTCTGCATGCGCTCCAGCATGTCCTGCACGCCGGCCTCCACACTGTTGCCACCCGGCACCGTCTTGCCGTTGATTACCTTGTCTGGCCAGGTCGCCGTCGCCGGCAGCATCTTTAGGCCGTGCGCCCGGTACTGGTCGGCCAGCGGCTCACCCGATCCTTTGTCGTGCTGCAGGCCGTCATGCGGCCACGCCCACGGCAGCCAGGCGCCCCAGGGCTTCACTGCCGCCGCATGCATCGCCGGCACCAACTCGCTGGCTCTGTGCTCGCCGATCAGATAGACCACGTCGCTGTCTGCGTCGTAGGCCAACCTGGCCGCACCGGTCGGGTGGTCCCAGCCGAAGTCCAGGCCAGCGATCTGCTTCCAGTGCGCCGGAATGGGGAAGGGCTCCACAACGATGTCGTCCTCCACAACCGGGAAGATCAGGCCGCTGCCCAGTGTCGGGATGCCTTTCGCCCGAGCCTCGCGCTCATGCGCCGGAAAGCTGGCGATGATCCGCGCCCGTTCCTCCGGCGGGATGTGCTCTGCATCCTCGATGGTCATGTTGATGTCGGCCCGGTCGGGCGTCGCATCCTTCCCAAGAAAGCGCAGCACCACGCTCGACATGCCCTGCAGCGGCGTGAAGGTCATCGCCGCACAACCGCCGGTGGCGATCGTTCGCGCCAACCCCTCGTCGTAAATGTCCTCGGGCGGCTCCTCGTCGAACCAGACGAAATCCACCGGCGGGCCCTGCCACTTGCGTCGGCCCTGCGCGTAGTACTTGAAGCGCAGCAGCGACCATCCGCCAGACTTGTGCCGGACCTTGATGTAGTCGTACAGGTTCGCCACGCCCGAGGCCATGCCGTAGTCGCCTAGGCAGCGCGCCGGCACCGAGCCCGTACCCTCATCACCTGGCAGCCCGAGCAGCGCCCGCTGCGGGTTGTCGCGGGTCGATTCGCCAGTCTCGGAGCTCGCCCACACCACGACCGGCCGATCCCATCGCCGACCGTTCCACCAGTCCGGATACTCGCCCGTCAGGTGATACGAAACCTCAGATGCGCATGAGAACGTCTTGCCGTTCTGGTTCCCTGCCCGCAGCAGCCGCTCGCGCTTCGTCGCACCGAGCTCATGGAAGAGACGCTGCTTCGTGTATGGCGCATAGCCGACGATCTTCTCGCGGTTGAGCTCAGCCAGCGCCTCCGCCAACAACGCATCCTGCTGGGCCGGCGTCAGATCCTCCAACCAGGCGAGTGGATCAGCCTCGGCGCTTCGCAAGGCCTGCGAGGCGGTCACGGATGGCCTCGATCTCGTTACGGCTCAGCTCGCCCAGCAAGCCGGCACGCTGCTTGTTGTCCTTCTCGAACATCCCCAGGAACTTCATCGCCTTCTCCAGCGCGCTGTTCTTGTCGACGATTCGGTACTTCTTGAGGTGCCCGACAAACACTCGGCTCTCGCCCGTGCCCTCGTACTGCTCCAGCACCTCCAGGCCAGCGATGCCAGCCGCGGTGTCGTCGTCCAGTTCGTGGATGCCCTTCGGGCTGCCGTCGTCACCGAAGAGCCGGCGGGGATCAAACAGCGCGATCCGGCCGAGCTCACGAAGCACGCGCTCAGTCGTGAGCTCGGTGCGGCTCTCCAGTACCTTTCTGCGATCCTCGATCAGCTGCCGTACCTTGATGTCTTTCAACAGCCTGGAACCCTGCTGATCCGCCGTCATCTCGCTGTAGCCAGCCTCCACCGCGGCGGCTGTCGCATTGCAGCCGTTCCGGATATAGGCCTCGACGAACGCCTTCCGCCGCAGCTCCGCAGACTGCCGAGACGTACCCGCCTTGACGCGAGCCTTCCCCGCAGCCTTCTTCGGCTTCGCGTTGGTCTTCTCGGTCATGGGCAACTCTCAGGGAAATCAGGATCCAGCTACGGGACACACGCGCCTCTCGGCGCCGCCGGCCTCTCACCGGCGTGGATGGATCACCTCCTCGCGGTGATGATCGGGACAACTGGACTGGAGCGGACCGCGGAAATGAAAAAGCCCGCTCGGCTTTCGCCTGCGGGCTTTGGACTCACCATCTCTATGGTGCCGAAACAGATTACCGCCGACTGCCGGAAATTTCAACTTTTCCACTCCTCCCCCTGAATAGTGGACTCGATTAACAGGAGGATGCGCCTTGAGCAGGGCAGATGTTCGGCGGTTGCAACCACACCACCGTGCTGCATGCCCCCTGCAAGATACCTCTCATCGACCCTATGCAGTCAGCCCTCAAGGAGCCCAAATGAATACACGCTTTCCGAACTGGTTTCGCCTCCGGATTCATGGCCGGATGAGCGAGGCAGCCGCAAGCAAGGCCGGTATGGCACTCGCCATAGGGGCGGCTGTTCTGATGGGATGTCTCGGGGCCGCATTCTTGTTGGCGACCTATTCGTGGACCATCCCTACACTGACGAGCGCCCCATCCGCAGCAACAGAGGCAGAGCTCTCCACCTCCCGCAATCTCCCCTTGACCCGCTGCCACCGGCGGGTCATCGTTGCGGCATCCATCCCGAACTCGTTGCACAGGTCGGCCAACTTCACCGGCCGCCCGAAGTACCTGCAGATCAACTTCAGCACTAGGCGCGTCGGATGAGCGCCTGTGGGCAGCGCCGCAACCGCCGTCCGCAGCAGCCTTGGCAGCGCCTCTTCGAACTCCCTGTCAGTGACAACGTACCGGCACACCAGCACGTAGCGGTAGTCATGCGGCAGCGCTTCCACAACCCGCTTCACGCTCCCGGCCACGGCAGCGCCATCCAGGCCATGCAGACCACGGCCCGAGCCCAGCCCCAGCCCGCGCATCATCTTGCCCATGAGCGTCATCGGGTACTGCTGAGTGTTGTAGGCGTAGGCGAATCGCAGCGCCTCGTGCCCGCTCCTGAAGAGCGCCTCTTCCTGTGCCGTCGCCGTCGTTGCCATCGCCCTACACTCCTTCATCTCAATCAAATTCCACCCCCAGCTCGCTGGCCGCGTACGCCTGGACCTTCGCCAGGTACTCGGAAAACTCGCCAACCGTCATCTGCGTTGTGCTCTTGCGCCGCGTCACGATCTCGCCGTCGGGCAACACGACCTCATCGCACACGCCGAACCGTCGAGCGAACATTTCGTGCCACACGTCCTTGTCGTACCGTCGGCCATCCACCCATCCTTGCTCAGCGATGGTTGTCAGCACCGCACCCCAGTAGAAGCGGTTCTGCTCGGCGTTGCGCTTGCGGTCTTCCGCCGTGACGATCACGCGCAGCGGCTTGCCGTTGTCGATGCACGAACGGGCGTTCGCGGCCACGAAAGCGGCCAGCGCCTTCCATGCCGGCTCGGCCTTGAGCACGAATTCGCGGTAGAGCGCGCTCATGCGGCCGCCTCCTGCAAAATCCTCCCGCTCTTCGAATCAATGACCCCGAGAGCACAGGCTCGCCACAACACGGTATCTACGGCAGAGACCGTCAGCCCCGTTTCACCGGCCAGTCTTTCGCACAGCGCCTGAGCTGTGCAGCCCTCCCGATCGGCAAGACTCTGCAGGTGGACATCTGGTTTCGCGTACGGGAGCCCGAAGTTCTTGGCCAAGTGATACTTGGTGATGGGGCCGACCCACGGCAGGCTTTCGAGATATGCCAGCTTGTCGTCTGCGCGGTTGTACCCGGCAAGCAAATCAGCCCGCTCTTCCCATACGCGCTCTATGGCTGCCGCTTTCCCTTTGTGCCCGAACGCCTCACGCACCGGCTTGCCAGACCACAGCGCGTCCATACAACGCTCGAAAATGCCTTGCGCCACAGTGTTCTTCATGCCGCTGTTGCAGATCACGAAAATGACATCCTGGGCGAACTGCACCCCGCCCACCGGTGGCCGTACGTTCAACGCCCACGCAATGTCGTCCTCAGCCACTTGGCCAAGCGCCGCCCGAATCCGGCCGAACATGCGGCCATCGATTACCGTGCAGTCATCGCTCACGCCAGCACCTCCGCCACAGCCACCGAAGCCCCCGGCGTTTCGCCGTAAAGCTTCTTGATCGTGACCTCACACACCTGCTTGTCGTCGATGAACACGATGCCGTTGCAGGCGTCCGCGATGGCCTTCAACACGTTGTCGCAGTCGGGTTTCGTCGTCGGCCGGATTGCGCCGGCCAGCGCCGCAGCCCGCTTCCTCTTCGACCAACTCGCCGGCGGCACGGTGACCAAGTGCAACCCCATGCTCACGGCACCGGCCATCGGCGCACGCCCTTCCATCGCCTGCCGAGCAACCAGCGCCACCAGGTTCTCGTAGCGCGCAGTCGCATCCGGGGTATGCATGCGGATGCTGTTGCCCATACGGAATGCGCGGGGCCGGCCCTTTCCTACCGGCTCACCCGGCACGGTGAAACGAATCATCGCCACTCCCCCTTCTCTCCTCGATTGCCCATCTCCCACTGCCGATTCGCATCGGCCTGCAGCGCCGCGTACATCGGACTGCGCTTCATGGCTGCCATCGCCGCGGCATTGCGCTGCGCCCGCCACCGGAGGAGCTGACGCACCAGGCAGCGGTGCATGTGCTCGGACGTGGATGTCAGGCCTCTTTCAATCGTTGAAGGCATATGCCCTCCCCGCTGACGTCTCCGCCTCGCGCTCCACCCACCCCGGCGCCAGGTCGCCGAAGCTGGTGTATGCCCCCTGCCACGAAAGACGCACCACACCCGTCGCCCCCTGCCGGTGCTTGCGGATCAGCACCTCGGCCGTGCCCTTGTCCGGCGAGTCGGGGTTGTAGACCTCGTCCCGGTAGAGCATCAGCACGATGTCGGCGTCTTGCTCGATGGCGCCGGAGTCGCGCAGGTCCGACAGCACCGGGCGCTTGTTCGGCCGGCGCTCCAGGTCGCGGTTGAGCTGGGAGAGCGCGATGACCGGGCAGCCCAGCTCCTTCGCCATCGCCTTCAGGCCGCGGCTGATCTGCTCGATCTCGCTGTTGCGGTTGCTGGACTTGGAGGGCGTGCCCTCCATCAGCTGCAGGTAGTCGATCACCACCAGCGAGAGCGGATGCCGGCGGCGCAGGCGCTGCACCTTCGTCCGGATGTCAGCCAGGCGCTGAGCGGGCTGGTCGTCGATGAAGAGCTTCAAGCCCTGTAGACGGGAGACCGCGCTGGCGAAGCGCTCATGGTCATCCGAGCTCAGCTCGCCCCGGTTGATGCCCTCCAGCGGGATGCGGCCGACGCTGGAGAACATCCGGGCCGCGAGTTCGAGGTCGGCCATCTCCTGGCTGAACACCGCCACGGCGCCGCCGCGCTCGGCTTCACGGGTGGCGATCTGCATCGCGAAGGAGGTCTTGCCCATCGCCGGGCGTGCCGCGACCAGCACCAGGTTCCCCGGCCGCATCTGGTGCAGCACCGCATCCAGGTCGCGGAAGCCGGTCGGGACGCCGTCCTGCTTGGGCTCGAAGCGCTTGCCGAACTCCGGCAGGAAGTCGCGGACGACATCGGCCATCACCCGGAGGCCACGCTTCTCGCCCTGCTCCTGGCTCAGCTCGGCAACCGCGGCCGACGCCGCCGCGATCTGCTCGCCGATGTCGCCACCTTCGTGGGCCAGCGCGGCGATACGGTCGGCGGTGGCGAGCAGCGCCCGACGGGCGGCCATTTCGCGGACCCGGGCAATGTGGCCAGGCAGCAGCGCGACGCTGAAGCCGGAATCGCTGCAGGCGATCCAGTAGCCCAGCTCCTCGCGGGCGGTACCGCGGTCGCGCAGCAGGTCCTGCAGGCGAACCGGATCGACCGGCAGGCCCTGCGACCAGGAGCCGAGGATGGCGGCGAAGGCTTCGCGGTGGGATTCGCCGGCGAAGGCGTCAGGGCGCAGGCCGTCGATCTGCTCGAGCAGGATCTGTCCCTGCAGGCAGCAGCCGACGATGACCTGCTCGGCTTGGAGGGCGAGGAGGCTCATGCAGCCTCCCGGAACTCGGCGTCAGCCTGCATGCCTGTTGTGCTCAGCCGGAACGCCTGATCGCGCTCAGACCAGCACCACAACCGTAGCCAGTTCCCCTCAACGGCGTTCAAGAACACCCGCCGCCAGTCGGCATAGCGCTTCTTCGCCGCCTTCTCGTCCCGCTGGTAGCGCTGCTTGAAGCGCAGCCAGGCGAGCTGAATCCAGTCGGCAGGCAACTTCACCTTCTCCGCGTATCGCCAGACCGGGGCGTACTCGGAAATGGCTTTTTCGCCGGTGGTCTTCAGCTCATCCAGCCAGCTGGCAAAGGTCTGGGTCTTCCGTTTTTGTTTCGCAGCGATAGGGGGGGCTCCTTCCTGAGCGTTAGCGAAGGAAGGAGAGGGGTTTACTTCTGTTCTGTTCTGTTCTGGGGCGTTACTGGAACGGTCATGTAACGTTTCATCGTCTTTCTCTTTATCTGCCGCCTGCTTTTTCTTCTCCCGATGAGCGCGAACCCGCGCCGTGCTTGAGTCTGAGGCGTACTGCCGTTTGCTCCAGTTGCACAGCGTCCAGTCGGATTTGATGAACCCTTTGCGCAGAAAGAGCGCTTTTGTCTGGGCAACTTCCTCTTCGGAGATGCGCATCGCGAACGCGATTGCAGCATCGCGTTCTGTTTCATGAAACGTTTCAATGCCGTTACTGCACTGCAAGCAGAACAGCATGATGAGCCGGCGCTGCATGGCCTCGCTCATCATCTGAACCTTCGGGTCCGAGGCAAACTCGGCGTACAGGCGGAGCCAGTCCATCAGCGCAGCCCCCGCTGTTTTTCCATCGCCTGCACCCGCTCAGGGCTGCGCCTGCGGATCAGCCGCACGAACTCATTTGCGGCGATCCGGCGCAGGCGGTCGCAAGCCAGCATGGCCCATTTGGCCGCCCAGATCCTCGCCTCAAGTACCGCGTCCCGGAGTGATGTCATCGCGCCCACCTCATGTCTGTGATGGGAGATGAGTCTCCCCGCTGGAGATGCCGCTGCCTACGCGGAAATGCCGACGTAATCGGGGACTTAGGTGCAGAAATGGAGGACGCGGAGAAAAAAGTGCTCATGTGGCCTCCCGTGTCAGCGCAAGCCAGGCCGCTGCCGCCTGGAGCGGGACTTGTCCGTTGCCAGCGCACTTGATGCGGTCCATCCGAGAGGCCAGCCCATCCACCACTCGGCAAACGCCGGCGTCAGGCGGTGACCAGTCGTATGCGCCAACGTATCGCGCAGCGGCTTCGATCGTTTCTGCGTCTGCTGCAGATAGCCCGCCTCGCCGTACGGCGACTTGTAATCGGTGGCGCAGAGCGTCGGCAGTAGGAACTTCAGAGCGGTCGGAAGTCTCTTTTTGCCCCGAGCGGTCAGGGCGGCACCACCGGAGTTCTTCCAGTCCCGTGCGCATAGAGTCGGGAGGCGTTTGAGCGCTGTCGCCAACCCATCCCCGCTGTTCGCGCTTGCGCCTTTCCTGTTCCAGTTGCCGCATACCGTCAGCGTTGGCAGCAAGGAGCCACCAGCGCTTGCGCTCATGACCGGCGCCAACGTCAGACGCGGCAAGGGTTCCGTCTCGCCAGGAATATCCACGCGCCACGAGGGCGGCGATGATGTCTCGCCGGCCTTTGGTGCGGATGCGCGGGGAATTTTCGAGCCAGACGAGGCTGGGCCGAACAACGTCAATTGCTCGGAAGACCTCCCAGACGAGGCCGCTGCGCTCGCCGGCAATGCCTGCGCCGCGACCAGCCGCAGAAACATCCTGGCAAGGGAAGCCCGCTGCGAGGCAATCCACGCGGCCGGCCCATGGAGAGGAGTCGAACTCGCGGACGTCGCCTTGATGGACGTGCAGCCTAGGGAACCAGCCCTCTCTAGTTCGCTCACGCAGGACGTTGCAGCAGTGGGCATCCCACTCGACGGCGACGATAGGCTGATGGTCGAGGATGAGATCGGCGAGGAGCCCTCCGCCCGCTCCGGCGAAAAGATGCATGGTGCGCATGCGCTCACGCCGCCTCCATCGCCGACGCACGGCGCGCAACGAGGATCACCACGTCCACCGAGGTGCCGGCGAACTCGTTCGCATAGATCTTCGACCACTCGCAGGCCCAGCCCGGCAGCACGTCCTTGTTGCGGGCGCTGGCCGGCAGGATGGCGACGAGGCGGCCGCCGGCGGCGAGCAGGCCGGCCGCGTGCTCGATGTGTGCCTGCCACCGGCCTTCGCTGAAAGGCGGGTTCATCACGATCCGATCGGACAGGCGCGCATCCCAGCGCAGGAAGTCGCCCTGCACTACGCTGTATCCCTTCGCCTCGAGCACCTTGCAATGCAGCTTGCTGATCTCGATGCAGAGCGTCCGGTCCTGCGGCATCAGATCCGCCAGGCCGCCGGTGCCGGCGCTGGGCTCCAGGCATGTGTGATCCGGCCCGATCTCCGCCAGCGCGATCGCCGCCTCGGCAACGTTCGCCGGCGTCGGGTAATACTGGTGCGCCTTCTGGTCGGGCAGGCAGCCGCTGGCGATGATGTCGGCGATCACCTCGCGCGGGTCGTATTCGAAGGCGTAGTACGTGCCGCCGCTGTCGTTCTTGGTCTTCACGCCGCCGATGTAGGCGATGACACGCTCGGCCTTGTCGGCTACAGCACCCTTTCCCAAGCCGCCGCGAGGCTGCAGCGCATTCCGGATCTCGACGCGCCGGTACTTGTTTCGCCAGGCATCCGGCCCGGTGTTCTCGCCCATGTTGTAGGCCGTTTCCAAGTGCTCCAGCACGGCGATGACGGCGAACGGCAGCGGCCGGCCCATCATCACGAAGTCCTTCGGCTTCTTCTTCGGCTTGGCGCGGAATTCCGGCGGGATCGCGAGCGGGTATAGGTGCGCGAGCACGCAGTTCAGTCGCCAGGCCATGTCCGGGTGCACCTCGAGGTGCGCGGTGCCGCACTTGTAGGCGCGCAGCCGTAGCGCGCCGCCGTCGAGCGTCACCCACTCGCCGCGGCGCTCACGGCGGGCGCGACCGACAATGCTCGACGTGCTGTTCCACTGCGGTTCGTCGCGCCCCATGAACTTGGCGATGACGCAGCGCAGGTCGTTGATGTAGCCCACGCGATCTGAGCGGCTGTAGCCGTACTCGTCGGTCAGGTAGGCGATGATCATTCGCTTGCCGAAGGCGGCAGGGGAATTCGTCACGTGCTCGCCTGAGAGCGCGCGGAAGATGCCGTCGACGCGCTCGGCAAGGAACTTGGCGCGGCTGGCGAGCAGTCCCTGCAGCGTGGCGCGGACGGTTTCTTCTTCGAAATCCGGCAACGGCGGCGTCTCCCACTCCTTGCTGTCGCGGTGCTTCCTGACACCAGCCGGATTGCGGATCTGGGCGTTCCACTGGTTGCGGCGATCCTGCGGCATTGCGTCATAGACGTCGGTTAGCGAAAGTGCCTTCTGCCAGTAGGCGGCGTTCAGCGCGGCCACGGCGCCGTCTCGCCGGAAAAGCTGGGCGGCTGAGGCGCTCATCGACGTGCGGCCGCGGTCATCGGTGGCGTTACCGTCCAAGAAGTAGCCGATCACGGCCTTGCAGACATCGCTCTCGGAGAACGACGCGACCTGCTTAATCCAACCGCGGGCCTGCTTGTACTCGGCAGCCATGCCGGTGACGAGGTCCGTAGCGGCAGGGGCGAAGAAATCGCCCATGACTTCTTCGAGTTCAAGAATTGCGCCCATCACAGAGCTCCCGAAGAGAACAAATCCAACTGATCAGCCAGGCTCCTGGCGCTCACGCTCTTGACTACCCCGGCCGGCGCGCCTTCCATGAAGACGCGGACGCGGACGCGGACGCGGACGCGGACGCGGCGCTGGCCGATCTTTTCGACCAGTGCGGGGAAATGCAGGCCTTCGCCAGGAAAGTAGGTGTAGGCCTTGCCGACCTCGACGTTTGCGAGCTTCATCACCATCCCCTCCCCCGCGCCAAATCAATCACCGAGATCACCAATCGCAGCAGGACCGCGAGTGCCTCCTTCATCAGCTCCCAACTCGTCCGCGCCACCCAGGCCAGCGCAATAAGCGCCACCGGCAGCACCACGAACAGCAGGAGCGGCGAAATCAGCAGCCAGACGGGAAGGTTGTAGCGGCCGACGACCTCAGCGAGGAGAAGCGCCAGCGCCGCGAGGACGGCGACGAGTTCGAGGCGGTGTTCGCGGTTCATCACGGCAGTTCTCCCTTGTCCGCGCCGCGCTTGAGCAGCCGGTCCGCCATTCGTATGACCAACGCCGGCTTCAGGCCCAATAGACTCACGATGTCCTCTGCCTCCATGTCATCGATGGTCGCCTTCATGCGCATGTATTCGCTGAGGCTCAAGCCCAGTGCCCGAGCCTTGCGGTCGAGCAGCGCCTTCACTTCCGGAGGCATGCGAATCGTCACGACGTCGTCCATTCGCTTGTCGGAGGAATCCACGGCGCGGCGGGAAAGATTCAGGTCGGGTTTCGGCGCAGAACGCCCGAACCAGGTACGGGGGTTGAGCCAAGACATCAGGCGGCCTCCTGGGGGCTTGTATCCCCACAGATGAATTCCAGCGTCGTGGGGTGGCCTCGCTCAGCGGCAATAGCCTTGATGCGACGCGCGACAGTCAGGGTCAGCTCTTGGGCACCACGTTCGATGTGCGAAACGTTGCCCTGCGTAACTCCGATGGCGTCGGCGAAGGCGGCTTGAGAGAGTCCGAGCCGCTTGCGGATGGTCTGGACGTTGTTCATGCGCCAAATACTAGCGCCGCTATTTAAAAAGTCAATAGTGCCACTTGTTGTCTATTTATTAGCGCCACTCATACTTAGTACCTATAGTTACCTGCCCTAGTAACCATGAGTACCCAAAAGAAAGCCAAGGTCGAACAGATCCACATTGAAGAGGCGGCACGGCTGAAGGCGCTCTACGAGACCCAGCGGCCCGAGAAGATGTCCCAAGAGAAGTTCGGGGCTACCTACGAGATAGGGAGCCAGGGCGTCGTGTGGCAGTACCTGAACGCGCGAATTCCGCTCAATCTCGAGGCTGCGCTGAAGTTTGCAAAAGGCCTCTCATGCTCTGTCGGCCAGTTCAGCCCACGCCTTGCAAAAGACCTTGGCGAGCGTGATGTTTCTCACGCTCCAGCCGAGAAGATCGCCGACATATCACTTTCGGAAGATGCCGACCCTGCCGCTCGTCATGCAGAATCTATGCGTTCATACGGATTGCATCCCATAGCAGTGTGGGATCATCCCGATGAACTGCCGGAGGGAGACTTCATCCAGGTGCCGCGCCTGAACGTCCATCTGTCCGCCGGTAATGGCCACGGCGAACAACTGGAAATCGATTTGGAGCGCGCGAATCCGCAGGTATTCAGGGCTGAGTGGGCCCGGCGAGAACGGCTCAAGCCAGGTGCTCTGGCGAGCATGTACGCGAAGGGCAACTCGATGGAGCCGCGCATCTGCGACGGCGACAGCCTGCTGGTTGATACATCACAGATCGACGTGCTGGATGGGCGTGTTTATGCGGTCTGGTACTCGGGCGAGTTGCGGGTTAAGCGCCTGTACAAGCGGGTGGATGGCGGCTTGATCGTTCATAGCGACAATGAGCGGGACTATCCCAAGCTGGACGTTCCTCCCGACCAGTTGGAACACATTCGAATTATCGGCCGCGTGGTGCACGTTCAGGGGACTGGCGGCCTGTAGCGGAGGTTGCATGGTGTCCCTGGTTGGCTGCGGATTCTGGCTGGCGCTGCGCTTCTGGTCAGCACCGTGGGCGCGCAAGCACAGGTCTGAGGTTTCGGTTCAGGTCTTATGCCCATGACTGCCACTTGCTTGAAACAGAAGAAAACGTCGCCATGATCCGACTTGGACAGCTCATTCCCGGCGCCCGCCCACTGGGCGTGGGCATCAACGGTGCGGTGGAAGGCATTGCCGCATTTGCCGACGGCGAACACAAGGTGATTGCCAAAGCGTTGCCCATCGCCGAGATTGCAACCGAACTATATTGCTCGCTGGTAGCGCGCGAGCTACCTCTGCCAGTAGCGCCGCCCGCGCTACTTCTCGACCCGGAAACCGACTCGCTGATGTTTGGCAGCCTCGATGACGGCTACCCGAATTTTGCCCAAGCGGTACAGCTCGACCCCCTGAGTCCAGACCAGCCGGCGCTGGCCCGCTTCTATTCGGCGTTGCGCGATTGGGCTGCGGCACCCGAAGTGGCGAGCTTCGACGCTTGGATCGACAACCGCGACCGCAACCCGTCGAACTGGCTGTGGAGAAGTGAAACCGACTGGCTGCTGATCGACCACGGCAAGGCGTTGGGGTGCGACCCCAACTATCCGGCGCAGAATACGCTGCATGCGTACCTGATGCGCGCTTTCGACGGCGACGCGCAAGCCTCGACGCGACTCAAGCGGGCCATGATCGGCGCTGCCATGAGCTTTTCTAGCCTACACGCCGAGATTGCTCGCGACCATATGCCAGACGTATTTTCCGATGCGGCCGCACAGTTTTGCGCTATGCTGCAACGCGATTTTCCACAGCTTCCAGTACAGATCGGCAACCTCTTCCCCGGCCAAGCTACGCTGACGTGAACGCCCGCGACCTGAACTTTCCCGCCCTGCCTGCTTACACTGCAGACTGGTACGCCGTGCGCTTCGAACCCATGCGCGGTACGGGCGAGGCTTTCACCTGCGCCATCCTGCTGCGGGATGCGGTCGGCGTCGAAGTTCGCCAGGTGATCCGGGACGACATTCTGGCGGCGCTGTTCGGGCAGTACGCAGGGCACGTGCAGCGCATGATCGATGTCGTCCTCGATAGCTTGCGGGCCTTTGCCGTTGATCATGACCCAGCGCAATGGGCGCCGCCATTGACCGGCTTCTGGCTGTCAGAACGTCGCCGTGGTGCATCTCACGCCGAACGGGCTGGAATCTATCGCCAGGCCATCCAGTTGTCGGCCGCGTTTGCGCAGCTCGACTACGCGCCACAAGAGCAAGACGAGCAGCCAGCGCTCGAAGCCGCGCGCACCTTCATCGGCCGTGTGCGCGACCGCGTGCGATCCGTTCGCGCCGATCTCGAGGTCTATTTCCAGCGGCAGGCACGCATCGTTCCCAATGGGTCTCTGGTGCAGTTCGGCTTTCTGATGCCAACACGCGCGGCGCATTTCGAAGTGCTACGCCCATCAACGCTTTCGACGTCCGTTCGTTTTGCCCGTGGCAAGCTGTACGAACTGAAGAAAGCACGTCCGCTTGTGCCACTGGAGCGGGCGGCATTGATCGTCGGCGTGCCGCATCGCGACGATCTGGGTTTTTCCGAGCGGCAGCATGCAGCCATTGAGCGGGAGCTCGGCGAGTTGCGCCAGGAAGCACAGGAAGACGACACCGAAGTACTGGCTGCCGTCAATGACCCCGAGGCCGCGCAGCACATCATCGACATCAGCACCTGATCCGCTCAAGATAGCCCGCCCTGCGCGGGATTTTTTTGCACGCCCGACCTTAACGCTCCGAAGAAGAATAACCAGTCATCGGCGTTCAGCCCGGAATCCTCCTTCACTTCAATCTCATGTAAGCCCGCCCTGCGCGGGCTTTTTTGCGCCCTTCGTCGGGCGGCGGACAAAGTATCGCAGAAAATTACTAGCGCCACTATTGCGCTATTAAAATAGTGCCGCTAGTATTCACCCCAAGCACTACCGATCACTCCCACCGAGAAGCACTGGACGCGGCCAGATACCCGGCGACTCCGCGAAGCCTGCGCCGGGGCTTTCTTCTCACTGGGGACCATCAACGCTTGGGGGAATCATGGAAGAGCAAGCCGCGGCCTCGCCGCAGAAATACCAAATCAAGAACCGCTGGACTGGCGCAGTCATGTTCGAGTGCGGGCTGAGCGCAGAAGTCGCAGCTGGGGCCGAAGGGCTGAAGATCGGCTTCGCGATCAAGGCGGCGCTGAAGGTTGGCGCGAACCTGGGCGACGCGTACCTGCGCGGCGCGTACCTGCGCGGCGCGGACCTGGGCGGCGCGTACCTGGGCGGCGCGAACCTGGGCGGCGCGTACCTGCGCGGCGCGAACCTGGGCGGCGCGAACCTGGGCGACGCGGACCTGGGCGGCGCGTACCTGCGCGGCGCGAACCTGGGCGGCGCGAACCTGGGCGACGCGAACCTGGGCGACGCGGACCTGGGCGGCGCGAACCTGTGCGGCGCGAACCTGTGCGGCGCGAACCTGTGCGGCGCGAACCTGGGCGACGCGTACCTGCGCGGCGCGAACCTGGGCGGCGCGCAGGTCGATGACGGCTCCCTGTTGTCCGGTAGCAGGCCGATTATTCAAATCGGCCCGATTGGGTCGGAATCTCGCTACCTCATCGCATACATCACCGCTTCCGGTTTGCGTTTGCGCGCAGGCTGCTTTTTCGGTGACCGCTCGGCCTTCGAGGCGAAGCTGGCAGAGCGGCACGGAGACAACGAGCACGCTCGCGAGTACCGCGCCGCGCTCGCATTCATCGACGCTCACGCGGAGATTTGGCCTGCAGTGGCGAAGATTGAAGCCGAATCCGCCGAGACGGAGGCCTGATCATGCTGCTCACGCAATACGGTCCGGGCGATCCGGCCACCTGGTCCTACGCCAACCGCGCCGGCAATCCGAATGTCGCCGAAGACGCTCGCGCAGAAGACGACCGCATCGAAGCAATCGCCTGCAGCAAGTTCCGCCGACTGGCCGCCGAGGACTGGGATTCCGAAAAGGAAGCGGTCATCGACGAAGCGGAAGCCGACGACGACCTGTTCTTTCTGGCTCGTCTCGCAGCCGCCGCCGTCACCGGTCCGCTGGCCGTCCATCTGATCCTCAGCCCAATCTGCCGCGACCGCCTTGAGGCGCGCTGCATGGCTGAGGCTCGCATCCAGTTCGAGCAGGAGTGCAAGGAGTCCGAAGAGGACTACTACCGGCGCCGGGTGGAGGGCTGAGCGATGACGACGATCTACATCACGAAGTACGTCGTCTCGACCGGCGAAATCATTCGCAGTGACGCGACCATTGAAGACGGCTGGGCCAGCACCAGCAACACCTGGGTGTATTTCAAGATGGATCGGGATGCCTTTACTGATCTCGATGAGGCGAAGCGGAACGCCGAAGTAAGGCGCAAGAAGATGATCGCGAGCTTGGAGCTCCGAGTTGAGAGGCTTCGGTCGGCTCAGTTCGGCGTGAAGGACAAAGGGGCTGCCCAATGACAACCCTCTTCCACCGGCTCCGCCGCGCCTGGCTTCTCGCCCGCCTGAAGCTGGCTGTCTGGGACTACCAGTGGGCCCTCGATCACGCACCGAGCCTCACCGTCGAGAAGCGCAAAGCGCTCTGGCGCGCTGAGTTCGCCCTGAACAGTCACGCGGCGACCGAGCCCGTTCCGGTGAGCTGGGATGGCCTCGTCCTGGTTGTTTCCGCAGGCGGTGCGCTGCCCTTCCTGGTTTCCGACCTTCTGGAGAAATTCAAATGAGTAAGCGCACGCCTGGACCGTGGGAAGCGGCGTCGAATCTGATTCGCACAGTCCCCACTGCTGATGAGCAGGGAGGCGGAATGCAGGGCGGATTCCTTGTCGCGGAAGTGCCGGTCAATCAAGACCGTCACGCCGACGCTCGCCTGATTGCCGCCGCTCCAGAACTGCTGAATGCCCTGCGCGAACTGCAAGCCAATCCCAACGATCCGCGCGCCCATCGCGTCGCGTTTGGAGCCATAGCCAAAGCCACCGGAGAGTCCGCATGAACGCCCCGACCAAGCGCGAGCAATTCCTCGCCGAGCGACAGACCGGCCTGGGCGCCTCTGACATCGCCGCCGTCCTTGGCTACAGCAGCTGGCGCACGCCGGTCGAAGTCTATCTCGAGAAGACCGGCCAGCGCGCTGCCGATGAGTCCTCGATGCGTCTGCGCTTCGGCCAGCACAACGAGGAGTTCGTCGCCCGCGAATACACCGAAGCCACCGGCCTGGCCGTCCAGCGCTACAACCCGATGCTGCGCCACCCGAAGTATGCCTGCGTGCTCGGGCATGTGGATCGCCTTGTGATTCCGGCTGGCGCGAAGGTTGCAGCCCATCGTGGCGAGATCCGCACGGACCGCGGGTTGGAGTGCAAGACCGTGGATGACATGGCCTATCGCCTGGGCGAATGGGGCGAGCCCGGCACCGACGAAGTGCCGACCATCTACCTCATCCAGTGCGCCACCTATATGGCGTTGACCGGGTGCGGGCAGTGGGATCTGGCAGCGCTGATCGGCGCCGGCGCGAAGCCCCTGGCCATCTACCCCCTGAGGCGCGACCTTGACCTCGAGGAAGAGGTGCTGCGCCGGGCTGCGGAATGGTGGCAGCGGCACGTCGCCGCCCGAGTGGCGCCGGAGCCCATCAACGAAGACGACGTGGCCCTGCTCTTTCCGCAGGCCACGAAGCGCGAGCCTGTCGTCGCGACGCCTGATGTTGTTGCCCACGTCAATCAGCTGCGCGCCCTCAAGATTCTGGCCGATGAGATCGAGGCAGCCATTGCCAGCGAGACGCTACTCATCAAGTCGTTCATGGGTCATGCCGGGGAGCTGCTGATGCCGGGCACCGAAGACGACAAGAAGCCGCTTCGCCTCGCCACCTGGAACAACCGCAAGGGCCGCGTGACGTTCGATCTCGACTCCTTCGTCGGCCACCTCTGTCCCGGCGCCATGCCGGCCGAGCGCTCGCTCTTCATCGAAGACGCGAAGCGCGCCTACACAACGCGCGGCGAACCGGGCCGCACCTTTCTTCTGAAGTGAGGCAAGCCATGAGCAACGTGACCGCTCTCTCCACATCCATCGGCAACCCGCTTTCCGAGACGGACGCCATCACCAGCAACTCGTTGATCATGTCGGCTGAAAACATGGGCCTCATGATGAACTTCGCCAAGATCATGGCGACCGGCCGCGTCACCGTCCCGCAGGAATTGCGCAACGAGGGCGACTGCCTGGCCATCACCATGCAGGCCATGATGTGGGGAATGAATCCCTTCGCCGTGGCGCAGAAGACCCACGTCGTCAGCGGCAAGCTTGGCTACGAGGCCCAGCTCGTCAATGCCGTGATCAACAAGTCGGGCGTCACCCGGGACCGGATGCACTTCGAGTGGTTCGGCCCCTGGGAGAAAGTGCTCGGCAAGTTCGACGTCCGCAAGGGTGACAAGGGTGAATACCGCGTACCCAACTGGAAGCCCGCCGACGAAGAGGGCTGCGGCGTCCGCGCGTGGGCAACGCTCAAGGGTGAATCCGAAGCTCGCGAACTCGAACTCCTGCTCACCCAGGCGCGCACACGCAACTCCACGCTGTGGGCAGACGATCCCCGCCAGCAGCTGGCCTATCTCGCACAGAAGCGCTGGTGCCGCCTCTACGCCCCCGATGTGCTGCTGGGTGTCTATACCGCCGACGAACTGACCGAGCCAGTCGAGCGCGACATGGGCGCCGCAGACGTCGTCGAGCAGCCGCAGCGGCCGGCCACCCGCACCAACGCGCTGAAGGGGCGGCTCGGCGTCGGCAAGCAGGCTGCCCCGCAGCAGCCGTCAGTCTCCGCCGAGCAGGTACTGGCAGCCATCGAAGCCATCACCGACCGCGAATCCGCTGATGCAGCGAAGGCGCTCGGCGAGCAATTGCCGCCCGGGCCCGAGAAGGACGAGGCCAGCGCAGCTTACGCACGAAAGATCAAGGCGCTCCAGGCTGCTGCAGAGCAGAAGACAGCCCCCGCGGACGACGACAACGCCGACGACTTCCTGCGTGGCTACGAAGCCGAAGAGAAGCGCGGCGCATGACCGATCACGGGGCGAACCCGGCCACCTCTTCCCCCTCCCCCAACGGCCGGTAGTAGCCCCACCTCATTTTCAAGGACTGAACATGCCCAACCACGTAACCAACCGAGTCACCATTGCCGGCCCGGCCGAATCTGTCGCCGAGCTCCGCAAGTCCTGCTTTGCCATGCACAAGCCCGAAGTGCCGGCCTTTTGGCGAGAGAAGGCCTCCGCCGGCGGAGGCGGCGGCGCTCAAGAATGGCTGGATCGCATCGCGAAACGCGAGGCGGAGCCTGAGTACGAAGTCTTCGACTTCAACAGGATCATCCCTGCGCCGGCGTTTATTGCCAACGGCGACGGCTTGATCAGCGGCTCACGTGAAGATCAGACCGGCCGCAACTGGCACCGCTGGAACTCCAAGAAATGGGGTACCAAGTGGAACGCTTACAAGCTCTCCATCGTAGAAGACGAACCAGGGAAGCTGGTTTTCCAATTTGACACCGCCTGGTCCAGTCCTACCCCGATCCTGGATGTCATTGCCGAGTGGTTCCCCGAACTCCACATTGTCGCCGAGTATTTCGATGAGGGACATTGCTTCTGGGGTGTAGATACCAAACCGGTCAATGCTGCGAAGTTCAGCGTTCAGGAGTTTGGCGGCAATGACGTATCGGAATTGGCCATTTCCGAGCGCAACCGCCTCTGCAAGAAACTGAAGGGCTATGACCCCGCGGAAGAGGAGGTTTGACCATGTACTTCAAGAACCTCCAACCCTACCGCCTGCCCGCCCCCTGGGCGATGACTGCCGAGCAGCTCCAAGAGCAACTGGCAAAGAAAGCCTTCCAGCCCTGCGGCAGCCAAGACATGGAAACCCGTGGCTGGGTCGCGCCCGCCTCCACCGACCTCCTCGTGCATAACGTCGGCGGCCAGTGGCTGATCTGCCTCCAAACGGAATCGAAGCTGCTGCCCTCCTCCGTGGTCAAGCAGGTGGCCGATGAACGCGCCGAGGAAATCGCCGAGCAGCAGGGCTACAAGCTGGGCCGCAAGCAGCTGAAGGACCTGCGCGAGCAGATCACCCAGGAGCTGCTGCCGCGCGCCTTCACCCGCCGCCGCAAGGTCTACGCCTGGATCGATCCGGCCAATGGTTGGCTGGCGGTGGATGCCTCCAGCCCCGCGCGCGCCGAGGACGTGCTGGAGATGCTGCGCCAGAGCCTGGACAGCTTCCCACTGGCCCTGCTGCGCACCGAGCTGTCGCCCGTCTCCGCGATGGCCGACTGGCTGGCCGGCGACGAGGCGCCGCCCAGCTTCACCATTGACCGCGACTGCGAAGTCCGGGCTGTGACCGAGGACAAGGCCGCCGTGCGCTACGTGCGCCACTCGCTGGAGGGCGACGAGGTGAAGGGCCACCTGAAGGCCGGCAAGCTGCCTACTCGCCTCGCCCTGACCTTCGATGACCGCATCAGCTTCGTGCTCACCGAGAAGCTGGAAATCAAGCGCCTGGACTTCCTGGACGTGGTGCGCGACCAGATCGAGGGCGGCGCGGAGGATGCCGAGGCCCTGTTCAATGCTGAGTTCGCCCTGATGACTGGCGAACTGGCCCGCCTGCTGCCGGCGGTGGTGGAGGCGCTGGGCGGCGAGGTCAAGGCGGAGGTCGCGACATGAAACCCATCTTCTTCTACGACACCGAAACCACCGGGCTTCCTGACTTCAAGGCGCCGTCCGAAGCCGCACATCAACCGCATCTCGTTCAGTTGGCAGCGCTCCTCGTCGATCCCCATTCGCGCGAAACCATCGCCAGCATGGATGTGATCGTGCGCCCGCTCGGCTGGACGATTCCTGACGACGTGGCCACGGTGCACGGCATCACCACCGAGCAAGCCACGGCCGTCGGCGTGTCCGAGAGCATCGCGCTTGGTTTGTTCCTGGACCTATGGGGCTGCGCCGGCGTGCGTATCGGCCATAACGAGCAGTTCGACGCCCGCATCATTCGAATCGCCCAACACCGATTCGATTGCGGCGATCTCGACGCCTGGAAGGGCGCAGCGACCGAATGCACGGCCCGCCTGGCGACGCCCATCTGCCAAATCCCACCCACCGACAAGATGGTCAAGGCCGGCTTCACAAAATTCAAAACGCCGAACCTGAGTGAGGCATACCGCCACTTCACTGGCCTGGCGCTGCAGAACGCACACAGCGCGATGGCAGATGTCATGGCCTGCCGGGACATCTACTTCGCGATACTGGACCAGAAGGTGGCAGCATGAACGCCCGCGACAACACCCAAGCCACCACAGTCGAAGCCGCCCTGCAGGCCGCGCCCGGAATGATGACCGTCCCCCAGCTCCGGCAGAGAACCGGCCTGGACGAAAAGGACGTGCGCTCTGCCCTGCGCCAGCTCGCAAACCTCGGCCAGCTCGAACACATCCCCGGCCGCGGCCGCTACGACGGCCGCTACGGACTGATTGCCTCACGCCCCAGCAACGGGGCGCCCCAGCCGGAGGTGGGTGAAAACACCGGCAGCAGCGCATCGACATCCCACGACTCCCCCGTTGAGGGCGCTGCCGTTACCGCGCCGGAGGCTGCTGATCGAGCGGCCCCGGCTGCGGGTGACGAGATCCCGGCTCCGAAATACGACCCGGATGTCGTCGGCTTCAACCCTGTCAAGTGGGCAACCGCCGAGAAACTGCGGACGGACGCCGCCGAGCAAGACTGCATGTCGCTGTTGAATGTGATTGCGGACATCCGCGAAGCAGTGGGCGACCCGCAGGGTCGGATAATGCTTGGCGACCTGGCTGAGCATATCGCCACGGCCATGAAGCTCGGCGATGCGCACCGGCAGGACGTGCTCGCCTGGGAGCACGAGATGGAAAAGGCGCTCGACGTGAGCAGCCCCGGCATGGCCATCGAGCGCATCAACCTGCTACGCGGCGAGCGCGACGAGACGGTGCGCCAATACGCCGTTCTTAAGGAGCGCCACGACAGCTACGAGCAAGCCATCAGCGAGATCCACCGCACCTGCATGGACGCGGGGATTCCGGTTGGCCATGTCGTAGAGCGCGTGCAGCGGCTCGCACAGCTGGCGCAGTCGCAGCGAGAGGAGCCGGCCGAGGAGGCGGTCGATGTGATGGAAGCCGCGGCGGGCTACATCCTGGCCGCGAGCAAACACAAGCCGCGCCGGATTAACAATCCGGAGAGGGCGCGCGAGGCGGCGATGGCGGCTATTCGCAGCGGCGCGCAGCGGGCGCAGGTATTTGCGCTGATCCCGGTTGGCGAGGCTCGCCGCGGCGCGGAATGGAGGGAGGCGAAATGAGTGCCCCGGACGACTTCTGGAATGAAGAAGACTTCGAGGACACGGTTGCTGCAGCCCTGATTGCATGCTTTGAATCGAAGATCCGCAAGCAAAGGAACTTGCCTAAATGGCTTGCCATAACGGAATCTGAACTTCAGTTTGTGAAGAAAATTGGCCCTTATATTCCGTCGAATTCTCGAGTAATTCTTCCTGCATCGTCGCAGAAGCTGGCATTCGATGTAGAAAACGATCCACTTCCAGAATTTGGCGCCATTGCCGGCAAGAACCCACAACAAGGCAGCAATGATCCGAGTGTCTACAACGGGTACTTCCTAATTCACCTACTGCGAAAAGTTACACGACTTCCGCGGCACTGGGAAAGGGAGGGTGCCGGACAGCTATATGAGCTCACCGTGATGAGCGCAGATGATAATGGAGTATCTGGCGATAAGAATTATTTCTCAGTTGCGAAAGATGGTGAATTATTTACCTGCTCTTGGCGCCACCCTGAATGGCGAGTTTCAGCAGATGGTCAAGTCGCGTCTTGGAAAATGCAAATGTGTCATGGATTTTGCGGACTCGTTCTTCTGGCAGACAGGCGCCATTGCTGGACAATTACAGCACAAGAAAAAGAAGCCCGCGCCCATCTTGGATGCATGCAGGAAGAGATCAAATCGCTCCTGTATGCGCGAAGCCTGCCCATGACCTCGACCGGGCGAAAGCGTCCGATCCTGCACTTGGTCGAATCTCACAGGCGCCGGATGCGAAACGGAACCGATGTCGACGTCACGGCGTTTCTTCGAGGAGCCCAGGTTGTTGAGATTGGAGGGACAGTATTCAAGGTAAGCCCTCCGAGCTCCATGCAGCCAAAAGTTTCTCGGAACAGCCAAATTAGGTACTACGCAGACGCACCTGTCGCCAAGCAGGGAGGTGCCGCATGACCCCCAACATCGCAATGCTCCTCGGCCACGCCCGGCCATTCCTGCCGCCGGCGGGCGCCGCGCGCCTCGTCACGTTCGAGCACCAGGCGGCCGAAGACGAGACCCTCGACGGCCTCCCCGAAGAGCGCATCACGCTCGCAGCTCGCATCCTCGCCGCGCTGGCTGAAGGCCCGGCGACGCGGGCCGATCTGGTCGGGCGCCTGAAGCACTACTCGGGCGACGAAATCAGCGGCGCGCTCGTCTCGCTGGTGAGCCGTGGGCGCGTAGCGAAGGTCGGCGTCCGGCGCGTGGGGCGGCATGACGTGACGGTGTTTGCGTTGGCGGGAGGTGTGGCATGAAAGAGCGCCCAATCCTGTTCAGCGGGCCGATGGTGCGCGCCATCCTGTCCGGGCGGAAGACGCAGACCCGCCGTGTAGCCAAGCCGGGGAGGGACCCGAGCCTGCTGGATGGATCGTGGTCCGACGAATACGTGCTTGACCCCGGCAACCACGGATGGCTGATGCGAGATTGCCCATACGGCGAGGCAGGCGACCGGCTGTGGGTGCGCGAGGCGTTCATGCACCAGCCGGCCGACTACTGCTGGGAAGCCGGCGTCAGCATCCCGTGCCGGCCCGCGCACACGGCTTACCGCGCAGACTTCCCCGAGTCGCGGCCGGGCGAGGGTTGGAAGCCCAGCATCCACATGCCGCGCAACCTGAGCCGCATCACGCTGGAGATCATCGCCGTGCGCGTCGAGCGCCTGCAGGACATCGGCGACGCGGATTCGCTGAAAGAGGGGATCAACTGCTATCCGTTCGTACCGGATGACGGTTTCCCTGTGTGCGATGGATACACTCACAAGCAGGACGACGGAGAGTGCGTGCTCTGGCCGACAGCTCGCGCGGCATACAAAGCTCTGTGGGAGGAAATCAACGGCCCCGGCAGCTGGGATACAAACCCCTGGGTCTGGGTTGTTGAGTTCCGGAGGATTGACAATGCGTAGCCCTTCCCCCGCTCAACCGGGCCAGCCCTCGCGCGCCGAGCGTCGCGCCGCAGCCAAGGCCGCCCGCAGAGCTCCACCCGCCGGCCGCCGGCCGCGCCCGGCCACTGTTCCTACCATCGTCGCGCTCATCTAAAGCTGCAGGATGTTCGGCGGAAACAGCGGGAGGCAAGAACTATTGAGCAACGGACCGCAAACAAGCGAGAGGCATAAAATGCACGCGCTACCTATTACCTGGATTCGCGCAGAGAAATACTCCGAGATATCCGGCGAGCCCATGAACACCATCTACGAGCGCATCCGCGAGGGGATCTGGGCGGCCGGCAAACACTACAAGCGCACTGGCCAGCGCACCCTCTGGATCAATCTCTCGGCGGCAGATGAATGGATCGAAAACAGTCCCCACGTGGAAGTGTCAGTGCCGGTGAAGGCGTTGAAATCAGGGAAGGCGCGCGCGGGAAGCGGATTCGCATAACCTTCTACTACCAAGGCGCACGCCGTCGGGAGACTCTCGACATCCCGGTCACGCCCGCAAACATCAAGTACGCCAATCGCCTGCGTGGCGAAGTGCTGAACGCAATCGAGCGCGGTACCTTCGATTATGCGAAGGCCTTCCCCGGATCGAAGCACGCCCGCCTTGCCGGTGTACATGCGGTACGCCCGAAGTTGACGGTCGGCGAGCTGATGGATGAACACCTGGCAGCGGTGCGTCGCGCAGATGCCCTCTCCCCATCGTCCATCGGCAGCTACGCTCGCTGGACGAAAGCCAGGATCAAGCCGAAGTTCGGGGATCGGATTGCAGACGAGATCACGCCCCCCGAGCTTCGCGCATGGATCCTCGACCTCGCTTCCGAGTTGGCCCCCAAGAGCGTGCGCAGTTGTGTCAGCGTGCTCTCAGTCGTTCTCTCGCAAGCCGCCACCGACGGGATAATCGCAAGCAATCCGCTCGCGCCGATCAAACTGCGCACCCTGCTGCCACGGAAGCGCAAGGCGGCCCAAGAGGAGAAGATCGACCCATTCTCCGATCTTGAGATAGCCGCGATTCTCGATGCCTGCCCGACCGTCGAAGAGCGAGCCTTCTTCCAATTCGCGTTTGGGGCCGGGATGCGAACCGGCGAGCTCATCGCATTCAAATGGCAGCACGTCTCATGGGCCACCAATACCTTGCACGTCCAGGACAACGTTGTGTCCGGGGAGTACGGCACTGTCGAGAAGACGACGAAAACCGACACCGAGCGCGACATCCCAATTCTACCGGCAGCCAAAGCCGCCTTGGATGCCATGCGTCCGGCGAGCGAATTGCTTTCCGCGAAGACGGGCGGCTATGTCTTCCTGAATCCGCGCACCGGCCAGCGGTGGAGCAATGAGCGGGTCATCAGAGACAGATGGACGATCATCCTGCGCAAGGCTGGGATTCGGTACAGAAATCCGTACCAGACACGTCACACCTTCGCGAGCCGGCTCTTGATGACCGGCGAGGCTGAACTTCTGGTCGCGAAGCTGCTGGGGCACACCACCGTCGAGATGGTCCGCCGCCACTACGGCAGGTACATCAAGCAGCCGGATGGAATCGTCCTGAGGGGCGACTACTCGGAATTTGGGGCAGATTTGGGGCACTCAAACCCGCCCAAACCAGCCTTAGCTGGACAGAAGAAAGGTAGGGTCGCCTAG